TCAAATCGTGGGGACCGTCGGCTCCGCCTCATCCTCTTCGTCGTCGCGGGTCTCGCAGCGTGGGCCGCCCGGGATCAGATCCTGCACCTCCCGCAGTGTGATCGTCGCCTCTTTCATCCGCTGCAGTGCGTCCCAGATCGTGATCGGCGCCTTCTCTTCCCAAGCATCGACGCCGATGTCACATGACTGCTTCGTCGCCGGCAGGCCGCCATGGGAGTGGCCGTAGAGCTGCAGGACGCCGTGGTGACTATTGTACCACGTCCGCCCACCGTAGTGATCGATGACGATCTGGACTTGCTTGTCCTTGCTGCCGATCTGCAGAAGGAATCGGTGGCTGGCCGGAGCTGCCCACGGGAGCGCTGCGGTGGCCTGGTCATCATGGTTGCCCAAGATCAGGAACTTGCGCCCGTTGAGCCGACTGAAAATCCGCTCCAGCCGATCGGGCGGGCACTTGTGGGCAAAGTCGCCGGCGTGGAACACGAAATCATCCTTGCGCACCGCCGCATTCCAGCGGTGGATCAAGAAATTGTCGTGCTCATCGATGTCGTCGAAGCCACGGCGTTTGGCTTGTTGCGAGTGCCCGAAATGGGTGTCGGCAGTGAAGCGGAGACGGCCGCCATCGTTGAAGGTAAGCTTCGGGATCATCATGCTGCGGCTCCCAGGCAAGGATTGTTAATGGTCTCCAGGACAGGCCCGATACGGTCGCGGATCGTCCGGCAGACCGTGGCGAGATCCGGCACCGGCACTGCCAGGCGAAGAGTAGTGCGCATCTGATCCCACGCCTCCGCGTTGGCGGCCGCGAATTCCTCGCTGTACGCCTTGATGTCTTCCATCAGCGGGATTGGATTCTGGCTATACAGCGGCCAGGATTTGGCAAAAGCCGTCGCCAGCACGTCGTCGCGGATCAGATCGCGGCTGCAGAAGACGAAAAGGTCGTAGTAGTCACGCATCCGGGTGTTTTCGTCCTGATGCTGGACGGCGGCATGGACCTTGTCGGCGATCGCGTACTCGACCGGCTGCCGCCAGATCCGGACCGGCAGCAGTTGGCCAGGCAGCAGGCTCGGGTAATCGGCTTCTTCCAGCGTCTCGGAGTGCTCCGGAGCATAGAAGCCGACATCGGCCTTAAACTTGATGACGGCATTTCCGATTTGGGCGACCGCGGTCACGGCGCCGCCGGGAACGCCGCCGTCACGGGTGCCGAGAACGCGGACGGTCGACACGTCGAAGCGGACGCCGTCGTCGATGGCAGGGATGGTCGCCAGGACGTCACGCATGATCGCTGCGAGCTCTTCCATCGTGCCGGCGAAACCGTCGAGCTGGAGGTCGATATCCGTGGTGGCGCGGCCATGGATTGGATCGACGCCCTCGCTGAAGAACATGAGGGCCCCGCCCTTGAGGCTCGGGACGCCGAAACGGTGGGCGTGATCGGACGTAAAGATCCGGCGGACGGCGCCTTCGAGAGCAAACCGCTGCTGGAGGAGATCGACACGCATGCCGTGCTGCTGGGCGATGGATTTGAGGCGGGCGGCATTGCCGACGCCGGCCTTGGTGACGAAATCAGGATTGGTCCGGCTCATGGTGCGTATCCCCCCTTGAGTGTCTCTTTGATCACTTCGATCTCGGGGCGCAGCACGTCCCAGGTCCCGAAGATCTTCGCGATGTCGGCGATCTCGCCGGTCGGCAGGCCCGTCGCGATGTAGCGAGTGAGGGCCGCAGCGGAGTGCTGTCTGATCCCCTTCGGCTCGATGCGATACAGGTCGACGACAGTCCGCGCGGGATTGGTGATCCTGATCGGCAGCCCGTGGAAGTCGGAGACATCGATGCCGACGGTCAGGGCCTGCTCGTTCCGGGTGCGGATGTATTGGATAGGCAATCCCGGGGACGGCCGCCGCGCCTCCGCGGGAACGATGACGTAGGCGTGCTGCGGGATGGCGTCGCACAAGTCGTGTTTCGCTGCCGCCGACAGATAGCCGATGACGCCGCCGTAAAGCCGGCAAGCGAGGGCATCGTCGAGGCGCGGGTCGACATAGATGTCGGCGGAGACCCACAGGCCGTGACCGACGCGGTAGATGATGCCGGCATCTTCGGCGGCGATGATGTCGCGCACCCGGTGGCCTGCATCCCGCAGCTGGCCCGTCGTCGCGACGGTGATGTCCTCAAGTCTGTTCATTTCAGCCCACAAAAATCGCTTCTGTGGGTTGAAATACACCTGACCGTAGCAAGAGACGATTCAGCGATCGCGAAAAAGAGCTTTCGTCCGCACTCTTTCGATCTCGAGCGCATGCAACACGCTGTCCGGCACCGGGCGATGGCCGGCCCGGATGTCGTGCATGAACGACTTGCTGATACCCAGCGCCTCGGCCGCTTTGTTCGCCGTCCCCTTCGCCGCCACAAATTTCTCGAGGCGGTGATGGACGCCCATCTCGTCGAAGACCGGCTGCGCATTGCTGCCGCCCAGCCGGATGATGGCGTCCTCCACCTGCTGGCGGACGGCGGGGTCGGTGCCGGGCGCCCAGGAGATGGCGGCCAGGATCTCGGAGGGGGTCATGGCGTCACTCCTGCCAGGCGCATGATCTCGTCGTGCCGGCTCTCCAGTGCGGACAGGCGGTCCCCTACGCTTCCGGTTCCGGTGTCCGCAAGATGATTGATGAAGACCACATTGGCCTTGGGCGTGTTCCACCACGCCGGCAGTCCGCCCAACTCGGCGATGTGCTTCCAGGTGGCTCCGTCGTTCGGCAGCACCACCACCGCGGGCTGATCGGGAAAGAATGACAACGGCTCTCCGTCCCGCATCATGGCCAGACCGGCACCGTCTCTGACGATGTAGATGTGCCCCTTCATGCTGCACACCACCCCAACATATCGCACCACAGCCACATCGCTTCCGGATGCCCGAGATGAACCAGGCCGACCTGGCTCGCGCCGGCGAGCACAAGAACCGCGGCGATCAAGATTGCTTTTCTCATGCTGCGCTCACCTGAACCAATGTGATGATCCAAAAGATGACCCAGCCACCCACGCCAGCGGAGAACCACGTCCATGGCGATCTCCAGAAGGGCATCTTTGGTCCAAAAACCTCGGCGAAGGCTGCAGCAGTCTCCCGTTCGGCGGTGGCCTGTTTCTGCTTGTACCAAGTGCGCTCTATGTGATCCCAGAGCACCTTTTTCCGGTCGCGAAAGATCACCGCTCCGTTGTAGTAGACATAGGGATCGTGATCAGAGCCGCCGATCTTGTACAGCCGCTTCTGAAGCCGAAAATAGTAGTGGTTGTATTGGCCATACACGCTGTCACGGTCGCGTTCCGTCACCACGATCTGGTCCATATTGGACATGATCAGTTCGCGGAACTTCTCTTCGATTTTATCGTCAGTCACGCTGCCCTCCGTCTGGGATGGATCCACGACACCGCGCGGCCCTCACCCTCACAACACCCGCACACAGTCTGCGCAGGATTGCTAGCAAGGAACCAGCCAGTGCAGGCGGCACAACTCCGGCGGTGGTAGCCCGCCCTGGTGATCGCTTTCGTCACCGCTGCCGGGGTCACGCCGTAGTGGCGGGCGATGTCGACCAGCCGCCAGTCGTCGACTTCAAAGTGAGCCTTGATCTGCCGGATCGATGGCAGGATGCGGCTCTCTTCGTTCCGGAAACCGGAAGCCCGCCCGCCGACATTGCCGCGGCGAGCGAAGCCCAGGACATCAGTCGAGGCGACACCGAGCCGGCGTGCCCGTAGGCCAACGCAAGTCGACGTCACACCGAAGCGGGCCGCGATCTCGGCGTACGTCTGGCCGGCCTTGAGCCAGCTCCGGATGTCAGCGGCAGAAGCGGTGAAAACGGGCTTACCGGGCATTTAGGCGTTCCCGCCTTCCGCCGTCGGCATCGGCAGTTCTTCGACGTCGGCGATGTAGAGCGCGACAGCCGGCTGGCCACCCCACACACGCAGCGCAACCGGCATGCCCGCCGCGATGAGCTTGCGTTCCTTTTCGTCCGGCTGCCAGACGGACGTGCAGAAGGCGGCATATTGGCCGTCGTCGGTCGGCGTGATCTCGACCGGCAGCGAAATGCACTCGCCCTGGGTGTCCCGGTTCCAATCCTTGGGCGCGCCCAGGTAGTGGGTGGTGCCTTTGAAATTGATGGGTCTCATTAGAAAAATCCTCTCTCTGCGGCGCGGGTAAAATCTGTCCACTTCGGGAAAAACTTGAGGAGTTCTGGAAGGGACGGATGCAGCCCAGGGATGTGCCAGTGGTGTGAACGGCCGCCGTCCGTGGTGACCCAGCGACCCGGCCCGTGCACTTCGCCATGGATGGCCATGGCAAGGTTCATCTTCGCGACAGCTTCGCCGATCTGATAACCCGTCCGTTGCGATCCATGCCCGGTAATGGCAGCAGCTTGGCTTGCCCAGACATGGGCGTGGAGACCTACTTCCAGAGGGTCGGCGTCTGGATAGGCGCTCTGGATTTTGTCGCGGAGCTGCTCTTTCAGTGGGGTCTCGGTCATTTGCGATACTCCTGCAGCTGGGCGTCGATTTCAGCGTCGGTCTGGCTGAGATCGATCTTGAGAGGTTTCTTCACGCCGTAGCGGTAAACCAGTGCCGTCCCTTCGGTCGCGAAGTTGGCGTAAAACCGGATCTGGGCCGCAGTCTTGATCGATGGCGGATTGCTCCGAGCAGGGAACTTCACCAACATCGGATCCGCAGCAACTTCCAGGAATGCCTTCAGGTAAGGCTGAGGATCGCCCGGCTTGGGCAGGCTCTTCTCCACCCACTCGGCAATGCTCAGCTGAGGCCCCAAGGGTTGGGGGATTTTCACTTCATGCCGCGGACATTCGCTACCCTGCTTTCCGACTGAATAGTCGGTGGTCATCACTTTGGTTTTCACTTGTTCCCCCACTTCATCTTCTTTGCCGCCCGGCGGGCACGCTTGGCTTCCGCGGCTTCGATGTTCCGGACCTCGGACGCGATGGCCGCGTCCAGCAGCTCCGGCGGAACCTCGGGGTGCTCCGCGAGGAACTGCCGGCGGATCTCGGCCAGTATCTCGTCGCGGGTGGGCGGCTTGGGCACCATCATCGCCTGCAGGGCCGCAAGCTTCGCCGGCACGGCATCCATGTCCGCCTTGTACTCCGCTGCCTTGCGGGTCGCCTCGGCGTGCTCGTCGGTGCCCGGGGTGGCCATCCGGTTGACGGCTTCCCAGGTCTCGTCATTGGCGACGAAAAGGTCGATACCGTTCACCGATGCCAGCGACGTGACGTTTCCCGCCCAGAGATCAGGATACTGGACCGTGTTGTCCTTCTCGGCCTTGTCGGTGAATGCATACAGCTCCGCGTCTGACCGGAAGTAGATGCCCGGGCGGACGGTGTCGGTGCCGGCGCCGGCGGGGATGTGGATGGCGGTGGTCATGCTTCGTCTCCTTCCATGGGCTCGACGGGTTCCAGCCAGGCGTCGTAGTCGTCCTTGACGCCGAGATAGTGCATCACCTGATTTTCGGCTTCCTCGCTCAGATGGAGGCCCTGGCGGATCGCGATCTTTGCGTCGATGTCGTCATCGAGGGCGTCGAATTCTTTGCGGATCCGATCCATCTTTTCGCTTCGCATTCGGGACACCACGGTCTCGTAGGGCTCGGAATTGAAGCGCTTGTTGATCTCGGCGAGCTGGGCGGTGGCCGCCTTGGTCCACGAGATATCCGCGGCTTCGTCACCGGCGACGAACTCAGGAACTTTCGAGTACCGGAACTCCGCCCGGGCGATCGTGTAGGTGTCGCCGGTGAACGGCACGGTCGGGCCGTTATCCCAGAGCCAGGAGACAAAGCCCTGGGACTGGCAGGCGACGATTTTGCCGTCGATTTTGGCGATGTCGGCCGTCTGCTCGAGATACCGGCGATAGGCCTTGTGCCGGCGGTGCTGGCGGTGGTTGCGGGTGATGTTGCCGTCGGCGTCGCGGTAGTAGCTGACACGCGGCAGGGGGCGCTTCTTGCTCACTGGTCGTCTCCTTCCATGGGTGCCTCGGGATCCAATCTGGCATCGAAGGCATCTTTGGTAGCAAAGCCGGGACCGGTCGCGATCTCCGACAAGTCGACCTTGAGGTCCATGTCGTTGTTGAGGAAATGCCGAGCCAGTGCCCTGTTCTGCGCAGCGACGTGCTCCGCCTGCAGGGCCAAGGCCCGGCACATGATGTCGGCATGACTGGCGTGGGGGATCTCGGATGTCGGGCAGCACTCAAAGCCGAGGGCCTGGGCGACATCGGCGTATTGCCGCTTAAGGCCGTCATAGGCGAGCTCGAGGGATTTGAGGTCGTCGCGGTCGGAGGCGTGGAGCTCGGCGTAACGCTTGTGTTCCTCCAGCTTCCGGAGATGCTGCTCGATCTGCCCCTCGACGAGCCAGAGCGCGAATTCGGTCGTGCCGATCAGCATGAAGGTCGGGAACTGACAGGACGGGTTGACCGAGACGATCTTGTAGCGCTTGAGGTCTTCGGGATCGTGCTTGCTGACCAGGTCGAGGTAGGCGGCTTGGGGGCTGTCGCCGCGGCCGTGGACGACCCGGTTGTTCTCCCAGAATTCCTCGCACGTGCTGTCGCCGGCATCGATGTCGTCCGGGCGAAAGCCCAGCCACGCGGTGTAGCCGGCACCGGAATAGGCGCCGCTGTACCGGTCCTCGTCGACTTCGATCAGATAGTTCTGGATGTCGGCATTGGGTTCGTATGTGAGCATGTCCATCACAGCGCTCCCTTTTCCCGCTGCTCGCCGTCGAAGTCAGAGGCATCGAGCAGCTCTTCGTACGTCGCGTTTTCGCGGAAATCCTCCGCTGCTAAAGCGAGATCCATCCAAGGCTCGTCGGCGGATGCCTCCTGCTGGAGCAGCTTTGCCTCTGCGTTTGCGATAGCGGCACCGAAGGTTTTCCGGGCTGCCGCAGCGAGCTCGTCCTTCTGCTCCTGCGGCATGGCGGAAACCTCGCGGTCTACCAGCTCCCAGAGATCATCTGCTCCGGGCAGCTCACCGCGCAGGCGCTGATGCACACTGCGGAGACGGCGGACGTCATCTGAACAGTAGGTGCACACCTCATCGATCCGGCCGGCCTGGATCGCGTCCCAGACCTTCGAGCCGTCGATGTCGCCCTTGCCCGGGATACCGAGCGCCCGGCAGAGACGATCCAAGCCGACAGTGCCTTTCGCGCCCGCCCACATCAGCATCGTGTCGTGGATGCGCTTCTGATCCCAGGGCTGGGCATCGATCGGCCACCAAGACGGCAGCTTGACGCCCAGAACGATTGCTCGCTGCCAAATGAAACGCAGGTCAAATTGGGCGTGATGGGCGACGAAGATAGGGGTCAGCTTGGGGGTGTGGTCGGCGATCCAGTTGTCCTTGGACATCACGATCTGGGAGTAGCTTCCGTCGGGAGTGCTATCGATGATCCAGCTGTAATCATCGTCGTTCCGTGGACGCGGGTTGCGGCTGTTCCAGTCGGCCTCAGCGCGGGCGCGGGCCATGGCGCGAAGGCGGCCTTCCACGGCCTGGACGAAGAGCTGGATCAAGCGACGCTCACCATTCACGCCGGAGATGACGTCCTCGAAAGTCGGCGTTTTGCCGCTCTTGAAGGCGTCGAAAGCCAAGTTCTTGAATCCGACGATTTTCTCGTCGCCGAAAGCGAAGGAAATGGACGCCAGATGGCCGGCGCCGCCATCGAAGCTGGTCTTGCGCCAGTCGGCTTCGGCGGCCGCGGCTGCCTTGTCCATGGCCGTGCGGTAATCGTCGATAGCCTTGGCCTTCTTCTTCTCGATGTCCTCGGCGATCTTCTCGGCATCCTTCAGCCGTCCGTCAGCGACAATGGCGTCGAGATCCGGATAGACCACGGCGGCCACGTGCTTGGCGAAGATCTCGTCCTTCAGCACCGGATCCTGGGTCGGAGCGGTCTCGGCATCACAGAAAATGAGGATCTCAGACATTGGCGGTCTCCCGGTTGGCGAAGGCCAGGTAGGCAGCCACGGCCGCATCGGCGCGGTCATTGGCGACTTTGATGGCCTTGGCGACGGCCACGGAGATCTCCGCGCCCGGGCCGTCAGCGATGTCGATCATGGCCTCGGCCGTGATGTCTGCGCCCTCGTCGCTGAGGTTGTCGCTCAGCACGTCGACGTGGACGGAGATCGTGGCAGTGACGATGCTTTCGTCGACGTCGATCCGGGGCGGCATGCGGGTGATGGTGGTGAGCTTGGACATCACGCAGCCCTCCCCAGAGCATCTTCTAAGGCGATCAGGTTGATCGCCCGAGTGTAGAGTTCGATGAATTCAGGGTCGGTAGAGTAGCGACCGTTCTCGAAAACCTGATGTGGGCTTCGGCCAAACTCAGTCATCCAGCACGCCAGCTCGCAGTGGCGGGTGTCGGCCATCTGGCCCTCGAAGACCTCGACGATGTTGCGGTGGCGCTCGCCGGCACGGATCGGGACGCCGCAGGTGTAGTCGGTGTACTCCTTGCGGCCGCGAACCATTTTATCCCGCAACGGGATGACTTCGCCTTCCGTGGGGCCGAAGACGTCATAAGACATCAGCTGCTCATCAGAGAGAGAGCGAGCCTTGCGGATGGCCCAAGCCAGCTCCTGAAGGGTGGCTGTGCCGTCCTCGATACGCTCGGCAACATCGTCCTGATCCACGCTGACCGTGATGCCGTTGAAGTTGATGGTGTCGCCGCAAACCAGGTGATCGGTTTCGACGTACATGAGCAGGGTGCCAGCCAGCTCTGTGAAAGTGGAATAGGAGATTGAGACGTGCATCAGCGTTTGCTCCCCTTCTTCGAGTTGAAGACTTCGTCGGCGGCGACCACCGCGAAGACGAGGGTCATGATGCCCAGGCCCAGGGCGGCCGGGATCCAGAGCGGCGAGAGCACCCACACCCAGGACCAGTCGACGAAGCCCGTCAGCTTGAGGCCGATGAAGAGGATGGTCAGCAGGCCGAGAAAGCCGATGCCGCCGCGCTGGGTGTTGCTGTTTTCCTGAGACATGATGCCGCCCTCCCTTAGAAGCTGTAGTAGGCCTGCTGCGCACGGGTGCGCAGGTCGTCCGGAATCGTCTCCAGAACAGCCTTGCCGGCATCAGTCAGGAACAGCAGAAAATCCGACTCATGCCCGCCAGGGGCAGGTTCAGTGCGCACCCAACCCTTGACCTGCAGATCGCGGTAGTCGCTGGCGAAACCCTCGCCATCGATGTCCTCCAGATCAAAGGTCGCAAGCGAGACCAGCAGCTGTTCCGCCTCGGTCAGCGGCCAGTCGGCGAGGATGTCGCGAGCTTCGTCTGTGAAGTCGGCGACCATATTGGCCTCGCCCTCAGAGATCAGAGCGATGATAGTGCGCAGACGCTCGAGAACAGCTGCGTCGGGGGAGAGAATGTTCTGGTTTTCCTTTGTCATCTAAGCTGCCCTCCTGGGCTTCATTCGTTGATTACGAGACCCGCGAAATGCGGACGCGGTGGTCGATCTGGATGTCGCCGAGATCCTCGACGCTGCCCGACAACGAGAGCCGGACGGAGCCGCCCGGTGTCTGGCTGCGGCCCTCCACGACCGCTTCGACGGCGTCGTCGACAGGCTCCAAGTGCTCGAGGAGGCGGCGCAGGCGGCTGGCCAGATCGGTCAGGACGAGGACGGCTTCGGAGGTCTGCTCCTGCTTGATCCAGGTAGCGTCGCCGACGGCCGCGATCTCATCGTCGATGCTGTTGTTGATGATCAGCAGGCTGTCGGAGAGAGCCCGGCGCAGGCCGGGTAGGTTCAGGTCGAGGTCAGTGCGCATTGGAGGTCTCGTTTTGGGGAGCAGCGGGGAAGTAGACGTGTTCAGCGAGGCTGGGATTGCCGGTGCTGAAGGCCAGCTGGACCCACCCCAGGTTTGCCTCGACCCGCCTGAGCAGCTTCTGTAGCTCCTCGTGCTGGTCGGATGGCTGGGGAATCATCCGGACGAACGCGGCCAGGCCGGTGATGGCACCGACGGCGTTCGAAATGGCGCCATGAGCCAGCCCTGCTTGTTCAGCATTGAATCGGACGCCTCGGTATGCTTTGCGCTTGTGCGGCGACCGCTTGAGCTTGATGCCGCACTGGGCTGCCAGCAGTGACACCGCCTGTCTCGTGACGCCGTACTGGGCGCAAAGCTCCGCTGCCGTCAGGTCGGGATTAGCGGCTACCAGGGCCTTGAATTCCTCCGACTTGGGCAGCTTGCGGTTACGCTCGATACGCTCTGCACGTGACAACGTGGCTGCCTTGCGCTTGCGAGCCAGCTTCACGCCGGCACGCTGGGCTTCTTTGCAGACAGCGGCTCGGCTGCAGCTGAACATCTTGGCGACTTCGGCTTGTGTGAGCGTCGGATTGGCGGCGACGAAGCCGGCAAAGTCGACCGGCAGCTTCTTGTGTGCACGGGTCATGAGCGCACTCCCGGCCGGCGCGGCTTCTTGGTCATCAGCGAGTGCGGCTGGTCGACCGGCGGACGATCGACATCGAGAAAGCCCAGCGGATTTTCGGGATCGATCTCGACGTCGAATTCGGCGCCGAATGGCTCAGGTGCCTTCTCCGGAGCAGCAGCCGGCTTGAGGTCGGCATTGGGTGCCCAGTCCTTGGGCGCAGTCAGCGCCGCGTCGACGAAGCGAGTGCGGCCCTCGCGGATGCGGGTGATCTCGGACACGATCAGGTCGACGGAGACGCCCGAGCGAGCGAGGATCTCGACGTGAGGCACCAGGTCAGCAGGAAGGCTGGCCTGGACGGTGGTGGTCGGCGATGCGGGCGGGCGGCGCGGGGGAACGCCAGGGCGACGGGTCAGGGTCATGCCAGCGCCCTCAGCATGCTTTTGACATGCCCTTTGATCGAAGAAGTGTCGTCGCGCTCGAAGGCGCGGATGACACGGTGAGCGGCAATGGCGGTGGCTTCGTTTTTGGTGTGGTCGAGACCGACACACTCACAGAACGCGTTGAGGGCACGCTCCGTGTCGAAATAAGCCGCTGTGTAAGATTCAGTATCGACAGCGATCTGGCAGATCTTGCCGACCAGTTCATCGATCTGAGCTTCGGTAGTCTCGGTCATCAGTCAGGATCCAGAAAAGGAATCTGTTTGTTGACCGGACGATTGCCGATTTCGAGTTTGTTGCAAAATGCATCAAACTACTGGCAATTCAGCGAAAATAACGCTGCCTGAATGGACAGCAATGTGGCCTGCGCCCGCCTGGCGTATGGGAGTGTTCACTTTGGACGGCCCCAAAATCGGCCGACTTACAATCCGTTAATTGCAAAAACTCGCAAAGTTAATTCTGCAAAACCTTGTTTCCGGGATGGATTTTCTACAGTTTCGTTGCTCTGGTTCTATGCGGAGATCCGGTCAATCCTGCTGCTATCGGCCCAAGCGGGCGCATGGAGGTCAAAATGAGAGTAGTGATGGCAGCGGTCGGCCGCGTGCTGGCGGCTATGGCAGCGGTGATTGTGGTATGGTGCGAGCAGCTGTGCCGGTTCGTGATCCGTTGCCTGCCGGGCTACCAGCCGGCAACGACGGCCGAGCTGGTAGAGGCATACACCGAGGCGGCTCATGAGGCGACCGTCGAGCCCAGCGTCGAAAGCAAAATCGCTCGCATCCAGGCAGCAGCGGATCTGATGTTTCGGCAGCAGCCTGTGCCTGGAGACGTGCTGCTGGGACTGTCACCAAAGAGCGTGCGGTGGCTGTCGCTGCTGGACGCTGACATGCTGATTGCTGTTGCCCGGGCGCGACCGGACGATCTCCGCGAGCATTTGCAGCTTCGGCAGCAGATCCGCGGATTGTTGCGGTTCGAGGATGATGCGATTGCAGAGTATGAGCGTGCGGTGGAGGCAGACGCGAAAGTCCCAAAAAATCCGGCAGCTCGCCGGACGCGGGAGCGGGCGTTCAGCTTGCCGGCGTTCGGGCCGATTGCCTGAATACAAAAGGCCGCTGGAGCGATCCGGCGGCCTTAATCTTTGACTGAGTGGCTGACTGTCAGCCGTGCAGCTGCTTGCGACGGCGGTTGAGCCATGCTGCCATTTCATCTGCCTCAGCTGCCTGGGTAGCCTGGCGCTGGCGAATGATGGCGGCGTAGCGCTGGCGGCCGATCATGTGACCGCGATCCTCGGCGCGAAGGGCCGCCGTGTGGACCGCAGCATCCTGGAGGGCACGAGCGGCAGCAAAGGCCACGAGACCGGTGCCGAGGTGCATGCCGGAGATAGTATCACGAGCGGTAGGCATCAGAAATCGATCTCCTCTTCTTCCGGATCGTAGCTGAAAACGATGGCTGGCTGACCGCGGAATTTATCTTGCTTAACATGCATAGTGCCAGTTGCAACGGGTGAAAGATTTTGCCCGGCATTTGAATCAGTTTTTCGAGCACCGAGCACGGTGACGTTGGTGGTGTCGGCCCGCGGCTTGTCGCTGAGGCGATACTTGTTGCGGTAGACGCGCTGGCGGCGCCATGTCTTGCCGTCTGTGATGTCGATGACCGGCACGAATTGCGGCTGCTCCTCCAGCTCCGGCACATAGACGTGTATCTCGATGTCACGGATCCGTCCGGCCGGCGCGGCTTTGGTGCGGACGATCCGGGGCGTGATCACGACGGACCAGTCGGTGTTCTCTGCTATCTCGGCAGCGGCGACCTGCAGGGCATCGATGATGGCGGACGGCCGCATGCTTTTGGGGGTGTTGAGGAAGCCCAGCTCGGACATCGGCAGCCGCATGATCAGCTTGTCGCCGTCTCGCTTGTGCAGGCAGGTGCGGGCTTCGGCGCCGCCGGTGTTCCAGGCCAGCATCCGGAGAAATAGCGGAACGGAGTATTTGCAATCCGTGCGCTGGAGCAACTTGAGCGGGATGTAGACGAAGTGGGATGCCCGGCGCCACATCTCCACCGCGGCGGGATGGATGGTCCAGTCTCGGGTGGACGTGCCCTTCGCGCCCAGGGAGTTGGAGACGAACTCATTCGGCGTCCCCTCCAGCTCGAACTTGTAGTGCGGCAGGGCAATGGTTCCGAGCTTCGCGGCACGCAGGCGCTGATGCCGCCGCACGTGGTTTGTCAGGGTATCGCGGTAATCCAGGCCCAGCGCCGCCCGCATGCCATTATCGGGCAGGACGTAGGTGTGGTAGCCCTTCTCCTTAGGCTCGACAAAGCCGGCCAGGTAGACGGCAGCCAGCGCCCAACCATAATCGGCGGCAACCAGGTCACCAGTAAAAGACATGCTCTGAGCGACCCCCAGCGGGACCGGCAACATCGACGGCAAAAGGCTCATATTTCACTCTCCTGCCTCAAGGATGGCGTCAGAGAACGATGGAATCAAGTCCTGCACATACAAATTCCGGTAATCCATTGTTTCCTCTAGCGATAATTCCACCACCGCAGGTTTTGTCGACCTACCCCCGAATTCCAAGGGGTCGTCTAGCAGCCCCACCATTGCGAGTTCGCTAGTCCGTTGTTTCTGCTTACATAAAAGCCATTGTTGCAGGTTTTCATACCGACCTATTAAAGAATAGATAGCAGAAACAGGGTTCCTGATAGCCGGATTCCGACCTTCTGGATTCCGGATCTGGGGTTCGCCAGTAAGCCAGGGCTGACCCTGTAAGCCTGAGTTCACTGCGACCCTATCTTATGCTGCCAACGTAAGGTCAGGGATAGCCAGCCCAAGCTATGCCAGACTCCTCCGATGCTATCCGGAGCAGAAGGTAGGGGCAGCGAGCCTGAACGGCACAGGCTGACCACGACGAGCCAGGACACACCTTCTGTTGGCGGAGCGAGCTCTGATGGGTCGACACAGCAGAAGGTAGGTTTGCAGCCTGTAGGGGTCATCTGGCTGGCCCAGGGATACGGTGATCTTTCCTTACGATGGCGACGAGGATTGAAAGGCTGATCCAGCAGGAGGTGGCACGATGGCTACACGACCTTCCAGGATTGGCGAGAAAGGGGTGAAATGACCTTTCGAGGGTGGTTGTAGCTCCAATAGGTGTTTCGAGGCTCTACGGGTCGTTTGGCGAGGTCAACGTAAAAGGCTGTCCAGCTCGATTGTATGGCACGAAGCGAGACTGGGCTGTCCGGAGACCTTTTGACCTTTTGCTGGCCCGTCAGAAGCGAGTTAGACGGATTGGATGGGGGTTAAGCGAGAGCTGGCTAAGACCAGGACGAGGAGGCAATTTCTTTGGCGGAGATAGCTCACAACCGCGTCCGCGACACACCGAGCCGACCTTGAAAGCGACGCTTGTCTCTTTCCATGGATTCGGTCATGCCGACCTTATGAGCAGCTTCGACCTACCTATGCCACAAGAGACCGCGACCGCCCGCCAGGCCCGTCAGAGGCGGGACAATGCGGCACGTGCCCGGGCGTACCGTGAAAGGCTGAGGGAAGAAGGTAAGCCCACGTCCAGAGAAACGGATGAGGCGATCGTCGAAGCGCTGTCATTTGTGCTGCGGTACGCCGTGCCGGTCGACGGTGACGCTTACATCAACGTCCGCGATCTCCATGCGGCCGCAAGGTTGATCCTGAAGCGAGAAGGTAAGTCGAAGCGACACGCCACGATCGCCGTCGCAGAGAGGTTGGCACCGCGTCACGTTCACACCGAGAAGGGGTGGATGCCGTCCGCGAGGCCAGCCACAGCCGCGACGCTATTTCCGCCCAAGGAAGGTGGTGGGCAATGGGCCGATGCTGACCTCAAAGATCTGGCGAAAATAATCCGTCATCGTGCCGGAAAATGACCTCCAGCTATTGTGCCTGACTCAGTGCCGGGCTAGATATTGAGCGTTGAATAACCACAGACTTTGTAGGCGACCTTTCGGGGTCGCCTCTTTTTTTTCGCTACTTCTCTTGCGACAAGGATCTGTTTCTGCGTCATCATTGGCATGGCGCAAGGAATTGACATCACAGTAGGCATCAATCGACGGCAGCTCCGGGCCTTCGAGCGTGACATGGCGGCGTTCTCGGACAATGCCGCACGTGCTGCTCAGTCAGCCGCGAACTCCGTTGCCGTCGACGCCCGGAACAGGGTCAAGCGGGTCATCCCCGAGGTTTTCGATCAGCCTGAAGACCTGACCCGCAATTCCATCATCGCGAGGCAGAAGCGGCTGTCGTCTGTCCGGGCGACCAAGGACGTCTCCGCCGACATCGCGATCAAGGATCTGCCCCAGCGCTGGATGAGCTGGCACCTGGGCGACGAAGAACAGGTCAGGAAACCCGCCGACATCGGGATGGGCAAGAAGCACATCATGATCCCTGTCGTGGAGAACCTCACCTCCGCGGAGGCGAAGGCTGCCGGTGTCTCCGTAACCGTGACTCCAGGTGGAAATCTCCCACCCGGAACGCTCCAAAAACTCTTCGGGATGACCGGACCGGGCGGCAAGCTGTGGTGGGGTCGCGTCCGCAAGGGGGGCGCAGAAGGCCTGTGGCTGCGGCCAGCCAGGATCGGGCGCCGGAATCTCCATGCGCCGAAACTGCTCATCGCAGCCAAGGACAGGGCGACATACCGCCCAAGCCTGCAGGGGCCGATGGATGCCGCGCTGCGCAAGGCCGCAAGGCTGTTTCCCGCGAAGCTGCGCAAGGCCATGCGGCAGCAGAGGTGGAGACGATGACCACCGCTCCAGCCATGGCAAACGGAAGCTATCTCGAGATCGCTTCCGTTTCCTTGCATCCATTTCCGGGCATGCGGACGCACACGCGTCAGGACAGCGGGAACGACCCTGTTAACAGCAATCCGGTTAACGCTACAGGGCCGGATAGTCACCGCAAGCAGACATATAATCCTCATCACAGGGTCGGTCAGACCCCAAAATGTCAAGCTCGCTCGAAGGAATATTTTTCTCCTCCTTCAGCAAGGATTACTACAACTATACTATTCGATTACTACAACTATACTTCAAGTAGTCATTTAATCCTTCTCGCGAGCAATTTTATTCCTTGTGTAATCCATGACCTCGCCCATGTAATCCACGATCACGCGCCCGCGAGCCAACTCCTATTCCGTGTAGGCAAATCCGCCGGGCAATCCGTGATAAATGAAGGTTATCACGAACTGCCTGCCGGCACACCTGCGCCCGCGCGTGCCCCCATGTCCGCAGGTCGGCCCAAGTATTGCGAGTCGGCCAATCACCCCTCCCGCACCCCTGCCAGACCCCTGCCGGCCAATACAAGGAATGGGAAGCTAAGTCGAGATAGCTTCCGTTCGCGGGTCGGGAAAGTAGATCGCATGGGCGATTACTTGCTGCCAAGGGGTGGCAGGTCAGCCTGTGATGCCCCGGATACCAGGGGCATGACCTGCCGCCACCTGCCGGGTGATGCTGTCCATGATCGTCGTGGCTGTCATGTGCGGCTCGATGCCGGTCGTCCTGGTCTCGGATCGGGTCGTCGTGTGTGTGGTTTCGGCAACACTGGCTTTGTTGCAGACAGCATCAAAGGGGGCAGGACAGCGGGGGCCCCTGGGGCGGCCGGGGGTGCGGGGTCGATTTGCCCTCGCTATGGGCCACCCTCATAAAAATTTTTGAAAAATTTTTCCAAAATCCAACGAAATCAGGAACTTAGCCCCGATGGCCACCACCCGCAAAGCCGCCAAAACCACCGCCAAGAAGCCCTTTTTCTGGGAAGATCCCAACGATCCGAGCCAGGTTTCGGCCATCCAGCTGGCTGCGATCCTCAAGGTGAACCGCGAGACGGTCACTATGTGGATCAAACAGGGGTGCCCGACGCTCAAGGATAGCTCCGGTCCGGGTGATGCCTACGTCCTTTCGGTGCCTGCCGTGGTCGAGTGGCGCATCCAGCAGGCCGTCAATGCCACCACCGAGCGCAACCTCAAGGCACTCACCAAAACCCGCCAGGATGCCTCCAGGACGGGTGGAAAGTCGGCGTCGAAGGAAGCATCGGACGAGATCAAGGCCCAGGCTCAGGCCAACATTGCGGTCATTGAGGAGGCCGAAAGGCGCCGTGCGGTGGCTCCCGTTGAGCTGATGCAGTCCATTTTCGCCGAGTGCATCAGCGAAATCTCGATGGCTGTGCAGAACATCCCCTACGAAGTGGAACGGAATCTGCCTCCCGGGGTGCCTCGCAAGGTGCTGCCGCCCATCATTCAGGAACAAATTTCCATCGCCCTCGAGGGTAAGGTGATCGATTTGCGGGCGTCGATTGGCCCTCTGATCCCCTATGACACCGCCCCTATTTCCGTGGCTTCCAATGAAAATGGGGAGGCGGACGATGAGTAATCCGGCCATCGAAGCCTGGCTTGCCGATTTCTTCGCCCCCGGTGTGGACCATGCCAAGGAATTGCTGTGCCAATCCTTGGAGGATGTCCAGATACCGACGCCTGTTCCGGTCGTGGAATGGGCCCAAAAGAACTTCTTCCTGTCGCCCGAGACCACCGGCACCAAGAAGCGGCTGAAGCTTTTCGGGTATCAGGTGGGCATTCTCGAGGCCATGGTAGACCCCAAAATCGAGGAGCTCTATATCCCCAAGGCGGCCAGAACGGGCATCTCGCAGCTGTTTATGGTGGCCTCCAGCTACGTTCTGTCGGTGCTCCGGGCACACGTCCTGCTGTACCAGCCGACGGAGGAGAAGTCGAAGGAGTACTCGGCCGACATCATGATGCCGGCATTCCGGGACTCTCCGCTGCTCGCCAAGCTCAAGCGGCAGGCCTACAGCAAGGGTGAAAAGCAGGACAAGGAGCTCTTCGTTCAGCTCAAAAACATGGCCCGTATGATGCTTTCCTACGCGTCAACGGACGACAATTTCCGTGGCAAGTCGACCAACATGGTCGGCGGTGACGAGCTCGATGGTGCCGGCTGGCAGCCGGGTGGCAAGAAGTCCCAGGGCCACAAGGTCAACCTGGCCAAGGACCGCTTCAAGTCCGCACCCGGCTTCCGCAAGGGTGTGTTCTGGACTTCTCCGGACAAGACCAGCACCAGCCAGATTTGGCCGGAATGGGAGAAGACGGGGCAGGAATTTTATTTCGTTCCATGCCCGCATTGCGGGGAACTGCAGGATCTGAAGTGGGGTGAGCCCGAGAACCCTGAGGTGCGCTTCGGGATCAAATACACACTCGACCACCGTCGCCGGGTGGACGAGGTCTGGTATGAATGCGAGCACTGCCACAAGCCTATCACCGAGGATTATAAGGTCGAGATGATCAAGCCGGTCCAGTGGGGCGGCAAGGCTGTGTGGCGGGAGACCAACCCTGAAGGATCCATCTCGGACGACATCAGGGGCATGCACGTCAACGTCCTCTACGTGCCCACCCCCGGCACCTCCTGGAAGAAGCTGGTGATTGCCTGGCGCGAGGCTTCCAAGGATCCGGATAAGATGAAGCAGTTCATCAACTCCAACCTTGGCATGCCTGCCAATGCCGTGAAGGTCGGCGAGAAGGTCAACTACCAGGCCTATGAGAAGCGGCGGCCGGTCAAATACGAGGCTGAATGCCCATCCTGGGTGCGGTTCATCACCATGCATTTCGACACCCAGGCAGGCTGGAAAGACGAGAGCCTGAACCTGAAACCCCGCCATGAGGTGATGGTTTGCGGCTGGGGCCCGGGGTTTGAGTGTGCTGTCTTGGGTTACTTCATCCTGCAGGACCACAAGCCGTTCTCTCCTGGTGCCGTGGCGCAGCTGGACGAGATCATGAACCGGCAATGGAAGAAGGCAAATGGACAGTCCATGCGGGCGATCATCAACGCCTTCGACGCCAGCTATGAGCAGGAGCTGGCTTTGGCCTACGCTCAGGGGCCAACCCGCAAGGATCGTTGCCGCGCCCTCAAGGGTGAGGCTGAAACGGGCAAGGATCTGTCCCCGATCGTCACGGCCTCATACCGCCCGACCGAAGACAAAAACAAACTGATCATGGTTGGCACCCGCCGGGCCAAGAACTTCGCCCAGGAGATGGTTCTCAACACCGAGGTCGGGCCCCGCTATGTGCACTTCCCGGAATCGATGGGTAAGGTCATCAAGAAGTTCTACGCCGAGCGTGGCCGCGGCCTGTTCAACGAGGAGCCTACCGAGGATCAAAACGGCGTCCTGAAGTGGGAGCCGAAGGTCAAGAAGCACGGCAACACCGGCGAAGTCTGGGATACCCTGGTGGGCAATCTGGTTGCCATCAACCTGGCCTGTCTCGAGTACAAGCAGGTCAGCCGCATCATCAAAGACATGAGCGAGATCGAGCCACGGGAAAAGATCACCGTGACGGAGGATAACTCCATCATGGCTCAGATCTACTCCATCATCCAGTTGCAGCTGGCGTCCGGCACGTTGCCGGAAACAGAGGCAGCTTGGGAGAACGACACGATGAGCATCCTGCCGCCGGGCGCTACCCGCCTGCCGGTCCAAGCCGCCGCCAACGACGAAGGCACGATCGGCGTCACCCGCGTCCGTCCCGGACAGGCGCAGCGCGTCGGCGTCCGCAAGAGTGTCGTGGGGATCCGCCGCCTGGGCGGCTTCCGCTGATTTTTGTCCGGTGATTTCTCCAAATAACTCATGAAGGCTACGGGACGCAGGAGTGTCCCGTGGCCGCCAATCCCTTCAAATACCACAGCCTCGAAGAATGCCAGGCGCTCTACCGCGAGATCGCGGACCGCCTGGCTCAGAACGTCAAGTCGCAATCCAACCAGGTTGCGGGCAGCTTGTCGTTTGGGGATGTGGCTGCTGACCAGGCCAATCTGGATTTCCTCGAGCAGCGGATTGCCCAGCTCGAGGGCCGCACTCCCGACACTGCTAAGAAGATCCGGGTGATCCGGATGAATCCAGGACTGTACCGCTGATGGCTGGCCCCAAGACGAAGGCCATCGCGGCCGCGCCTGTATCCACAGAAACTGAAGGCGTCACGCTCCTCAAGCCGCGTGTGCGGATCCAGGCGCCGACGATCAACCGCGCCATGTCCACCGTCGGCCGCTCCGAGATGGCGACCATGATGGCCGGCGTGGCTGCCCCCTATGAGACCGCTGCTTCCTCCTCCCGCATGCCTCTTGTCGGCAACCCGGGTCCGATCGCGCTCTCAAGCTACCACCGCCAGAATGCCTCCCTGGCCCGCCACTTCTTCCGGACGGACGGCACGCTGCGCTCGGCCTACATGCAGCTGGCCAATGCCGTGGTCGGTACCGGTCCTACGCCCAATACCCCTTTCCGCGAGCTCCTGCCGCTGTGGCGTAAATTCGCGTCCCAGGTCCATGCCGGGCGCCGAATCCCGCTGGGCCTGATGATCTACCAGAACTACATGGGCGGCGAGATTACCGGCGACGCACTGCTGCATCTGCGCCGGCCGACCAATCCGCTGCCGGACCAGCTGATCCCGCTGCACGTCCATCCGCTTGAAAGCGAGCGCCTGCCATACCTGACCACCAGGACGTCTGCCGGCAACCCGGTCATCACCGGTATCGAGTTCGACGAGGACCGCCACCGCACTGCATACTGGCTGCACCCCGTCCACCCCAATGACGGCGGAGTATCCTTCACCGGCTCCAACACCCCCGTCCGCTTTGACGCGGCCGACATCATCCATTCCTTCCGGCCCAGCCGCGAAGAAGCCGAGCGTGGGGAAAGCCGGGCCGTTGCCGCCATGGTCATGCTGTGGCGCCTGCATCGGTATTTCGACGCCGAGATGGAGCGCAAGAAGCTCGTCGCGTCCGTGCCCGGTTTCCTCAAGGACAAGGGCGACGAGATGATTGACCTGTCGGCTTACGGCGGCTCCGCCGAGGGCCTGCGGACTTTCATCGATGAGATCGAATACGCTTACGGCTCGCTGTTCCATCTGCCGTCCAGCACCGACGTCATTTTCCCCCAAGTCGTGGACAGCTCGGGCAACGCCAGCATCTTCACCAAGCTGATGATGCTGATCGTCTGCGCAAGCATGGGTATCCCCTATGAGCTCGTGTCCGGCGACTGGGGTGGTGTCACCGACCGCGTAGCGTCCATCCAAGGCGGATACTTCAAAACCTTCGTAGAAGCAGAGCGGGCCCGTCTGAACTATCAGACGATGAACCCGCTATGGCACGCCTTCGTGCAGATGTGCACGATCAACAAGCTTTGGGAGCCGCCCGAGGGTGTCGCTGAATGGCGGCATTACGAAGTCGAATGGTCCTGGCCGGTCCAGTCGTACAAGCATCCCGTGCAGGACATCCAGGCTAAGCTGGAGGCCATGAAGGCCGGTCTGGTCGACCGCGACACTCTGATCCGCGAGTTAGGCTACGACCCAGAAACCGTCGACATTCAGCAGTGTCTGGCTATGGAGCGCGCCCGGATCCTGGGCCATCACTACGACAGCCATCCTGTCGAGGCACCGGCACCGGGCGTCCTTGGCCCCAATGGCATGCCTGTGGCGTCCACGCCGACCGAGAAGTCGGAGCAGCAGGAACGGGTCAACGAAATCGCTGCCAAGCAGATCGAAAATTTCTTGGCCGAAATGGAGGCGTCCGAGGCTGACCGCGGGATTCTGGGGAATCCGCGGTGATGGTTTTTTGTCCGGTGATTTCTCCAAAAATCCACAGCACGCTCAATCCGAACATGGAGATACCTCTCATGAACATGGCTTCCGGCCGCTCCATTGATGCCCTCCTCTGTCTCGCGGCCGGTACTGCGCCCAGCGACACACTCTCCGCACGTCCGTCGCTGGGCGCTTCTTCTCTTCCTGTCCTGATGAATGCCGCCCAGCTTGACGCTGAGGGCATCAAGCTCTCGGGCAAGCCCTACTTCAAGCTGGCAAAGCTGGAAGGCGGGAAGGTCGCCACCCTCGACATCGATGGCGTCATCGGCGGCGAATATGATTTCTGGACCGGTATCGAATCCGGCAAGTCCTCCACGACTTTCAAGCAAGAGATCAAGGCGCTCGGTGCTATCGAGCAGCTCAATCTCAACATCAATTCTCCGGGCGGCATCGGCTCCGAGGGCGTGGAGATCAATCTCCGCCTGCAGGAGCTCAAGGCTGCCGGCGTCAAGATCGTCGCCAAGATCGGATCCCTGTGCGCCTCTGCGGCGACTGTGGTGGCCTGTGCTGCCGACGAGGTCCAGATCACCGATCTGTCGGCCTACATGATTCATGACGGCTTCGGCGGCGTCTCCGGCCCCGTCGAAAAGATCCGGGCCTACGTCGACTACATGGAAGTGGTCAACGCATCGGCACTGACGGCCTACACGGCCAAGAACACCAAGATGACCGCCGACGAGATCAAGGCCGCCATGAAGGCCGAGACCTGGTATTCCGGCGCCGAGGCTGTCGAGGCCGGCTTTGCCGACACCCTCGTCAACGTCTCTAGCATCACCGCCTGCGCGGACATGAGCCTTGTGAACCTGGAGCGTGCTCCGGATCACATCAAGGCCCTGCTCATGGCGGCCACCCCTCCGGAGGGCGATCAGGATTCAAACACCGATCCAGTCGATCCCGCGAACGTTCCTCCGGCTCCCACTGACGCTGCCGCCGAGATCGCCGATCTCAAGCAGCAGGTCGAAACTCTGTCCGCCGTCGTCACTGCCCTGAACGAGCAGATCGCGTCCGGCAACACGCCGGAACCCACGCCAGAGTCGACGCCCGAGCCTGTCGTCCAGGTCGACGTGAAGTCGCCGGCCGTCATGGCCCTGAAGTCCTTCGCGACCATGCGCAAGCAGGAAGCCGAGTTCGACGCGGCTGTGGCCGCTGGTGCCGACCTGCCGACGCTGCGGACGATGTTCCTCACGGCGCCGGCGCCGAAGGTCGAGCAGCCCGGTCTGCTTAGCAATCCGGTGGACGTCACCCCTCCGTCGCCCGTCACCCCCCAAACCCAGGCGCACAAGCTCAATGCGCTGGCGGCGTCCATCTACGCTAGCCGTAACTGAAGGAAAAACCGATGACCCGTGCTTTTGCTGTCTTGACCTCTGAAGCTAACGGCTACCGCAGCCGTGAGCAGGGAACTGCTGCCGTCGCCCTCGAGGCTGGCCAGGTGGTCGAGTTCCACCCCGGCGCCGCCGAGGTGATCGCTGACCCGGGCGCCGAGCCGCCTGTTGTTGGCTCGCCGGCTGTTCCTGAGGGCTACCACCCTTACGGCACCGCTGGCGTGACCGCCGGAACCGCCGCTGTGGCGCTTCACGCTGTGGCTGCAGGTGCTGATGGCGTCTTCGCTGTCCGCGACTGCGAAGTGGCTGACCAGCTTCTGGTGGTCGACGAAGCCGACTTCGACGATGCCGTGGCAGACCTCGCCGCCAAGGGTGTCATCGCCCGCGACTCCATCGTCCTCTAACCCCGAACCGGACCGCTGCCGGTCTCGTCCCAACACACGCAGAGAGTAGAAAACTATGGCCCTCTATAACGCCGAGACCGACAGCGTCCACGATCTGACCACGCTGTCTGGCGTCATCAACAAGCAGCCGATGCTGAAGAAGCAGCTGACCAAGAAGCTCGAAGGCCTGATCGCGGCCGAGGGTGTGGTCGGCAAGACTGCCCTGATCGACAAGATCGAAGGCAAGCTCGGCATCATCGACCCGTCCGAGCACGGCTCCGCACCGACTCGCGTCGACACCGACGACTTCACCCAGCTCGCCGTGGCAATCCCGCACTACGCTTCCGAGGTTGTTGTGCGTGCCGAGGAAGTCTCGGGTCGTCGTCAGATCGGTACCGTCGACACCCTCGAGACCGTCCCTGGTCTGCTGGAGCGCAAGCTCGGCAAGAACCGTCAGGTCTTCGACGCCATCTTCGACTTCCAGCTGGACGGCGCCCTGCGCGGCCAGATCAAGAACTCGAAGGGCAAGGTCATCGCTGACCTGTCGCAGTTCGGTGCTACGACCAAGTTCAACATTGACCTGAACTCGGCCGACTTCGATCCGCACGCTTACTTCCGTAAGTACAAGCGCGAAGTGGCTCCGCACCTGACCAACTACGCCGGCGACGGTTACATCGCATTCATCCCACCGGCTGAATACGAGAAGATCGTCACCAAGAAGTCGGTCAAGGAAGCCTACGACCGCTGGCAGGATGGCGCCTTCTTCCGCCAGGACAATGGCGAACGCGGTGGCTTCGTGGTTGCCGACAACGTCGAGCTGGTCGAGTTCACTCCGGACCAGCTGGCCGGCGGCCTGACCTACGGTGCTGTGAACGACATCATCGTTGTGCCCAAGGCCCAGGGCCTGATCCGTCGCTTCCACGGTCCTCGCCAGGATCTCGACTACGTCAACACGATCGGCCTGCCGATCTACGCCTACAGCGAAGAGCTGCCGGGTCGTCGTGGCGAGCGCATCGAGACCGAGACCAACACCATCACCCTGGTCGAGGTTCTGGAAGCCATCGGCATCCTGACGGTCGGCGCCGGTGGTGTCCAGCCGGGCGCATAAGCCCCGCTAACCCCGAATACCCCGAGGGGCCGGTCATGATCTGGCCGGCCCCTTTCTCTTTCAGCAGCCGAGAGCCACCGATGCGCGAAATCAAAACCCCGAACGCCCAAGGCGGCGATGCGCTGGACGTCATCCAGCCCGGCAAGGTGACAAGCCTGACGCTGGACGCCGGTATCGCCACCGCCTTCCCGCCTGCTGCGGACTATCCCAATGGCGGGCTGCTTTCGATCCGCATCCCCGCCGACATGGTCGTGGAGCTGCGGATGACAGCGGACGGCCCGGGATACCAGCTTGACCCCGGACACTGGTCGCTGGGCTTCGACGAAGCCGAGGAATGCTTCCTGGTCTCGACGGATCCCGTCACCCTGGCAATCCTTGCCAGCAAGGAGATCTGATATGGGGCGCGGTTTTATTCCTCTGCCGACCGGCGGCTCCGGTGGCGGCGCTGCCAAGTCCGATGTCTGGGACCTGGTTGACTACGAGTGGATCACCGTCAACGGCACCTGGGACAAGATGGCTGCGCTGGCGGCTCATGTCCCGGGCTATGCCATGGACGACATCCGGCTGGACATTGACATCATCGGTGGTGGCTCCAGTGGATACTGCTGCTCCAGCGGCCCCGGTGCTGGAGGACCGCAAGGCGGTGTTCGCCGCCTGTCGAAGTTGCACCCTGACGAGCTCGCCGAAACCGTAGCAGCAGTGATCGGTGCCGGTGGCGCGGCTATCGACTCCGGCTCCAAGTCCGGATCTTTTTATGCAGCTAATCCAGGTGGTGCTACGTCGTTCGGCCCTTGGTCAGCACCGGGCGGAAACAGAGCGTCTAACTCATTTTTGATGAGCACCGCGACCATGCCGTCAGATGTGCCGCTTGGTGCGCCGGGTGCTGGCAATACCAGCTCTGTGGCCCCATCTGCGGCAATGCCCTCGTTTGGTCCGGGCGGTGGTGGCGCTGGTGGTTGGCAGACTGGTCCGGGTCTTTCAGGTGGCAATGCCTGTGTAGACCGTCCGACGTCCAAAACCCTTGGAGGGCAGGGTGTCAGTGATGCTGCAGGTCAGCCCGGTGTCGATGCGTTTGACGCCTGGGGTTTTGGCTCAGGTGCTGCCGGCGGTGCTGCCCACATGTCGGCCGGTTTGAACTGCGGCGGGAAAGGAGGCTTTCCAGGCGGCGGTGGTGGTGGTGGCGGGCGCGACGGCATTGGTGCTGACAACCGGCCGCTCAATGGTGGTGCCGGCGGCAATGGTGCTGTCCGTATCCGCTACTTCGTTCGCAGAGGAGCAGTCGCAGCATGAACCATCTGATCGTAGAATCCGGCCACGTCATCAACGTGGTGTTGGGTGATCGTCCGGAGGGGTACCCGTTCCCGAACCACTTGTGGATCGCCCAGGAGGGGGACGCTGCCAACGTGCAGATCGGCTGGACCATGGCGGAGGACGGTAGCTTCCAGCCGCCTCCGCCTCCGCCAATCTTCGAGGAAGAGCCCGCTGCCGAATAACAATCCCTGACCTGCCGGGGTATTTTTCCGATACCCCGGCAGGTTGCCCGTAACTTTCAGCTTTTCAGGTTCACAATAACCAATTGATCCGCAATCGAAAATCGAGCCGCAAATGCTAACTCTGGCACAAAGACAGGTCCGCGGCCCGCTCGGCAAGGCGATCGCCGTCACGCTCGACGGCGGGACGCATCACGTCCGCTGCCTGTCCGGATCCCGCAAGATCGGCGTGTCGGTCGGCGAGCAGATGGCCGTCGTCCGCCAGCTCGAAGTACAGATCGCCGCTGCGGACCTGCCGCGACCGCTGTTTGCCGGTGACCAAATCACCCTGGAAGGCAAGCGGTACCGGGTCAACGAGGAAGCCGCGGAGGACGGCGGCATGTTGTTGATAGAAAGCGTTACCTACCTCGGCGTCGCGTGACGGCAAACCAAGGAGTAACGGGGGTGCTTCCATAATTCCGGCGTGATGCCGAACACGGCTGATCCCTGTCAGCCCTGTGTTTTGTCCGGTGATTTCTCCAAAAATCCACAGCACGCTCTCTCGCAATCACGGGAGCTCGCACGCGTGCACGTCAACGGACAAATCGGCAGAGCCTGCAGGGATCAGCTCACGGCTGGCCAGGCGCTTCCTGTCGACCTGAATCCTGTGTGGGCCTTCAGCACTTCTCAGCTTCCCCGGATTGCCGTGGATGTCCTTGCAGCTCGTCCGGCCGGACAAGCTACCGGTGCTACCGGCGGCGCTCGCCTGCATAGCCGCGTCATCGAGGTCTCCGTCTCAATCCTGGTCGCCCTGGACGGCGACGTGTCGGCCCAGCTCGATGAGCACGCTGTCGCGGTCGAGGCTTGCCTGGGCACCGGCTTGGCGGGCGTCAAGCTGCAGGATTGGCAGTGGGCTGGGGAGACATCCTCAAGCGAGCTCCAGTCCGCGGACAAGGGGCTGATCGCTGCCCGCACCATCAAGTATGCCGCAACCGTCGCGCTCCGCGAAGGCAAGGCTGACACCTCAATTCTCAGGAGCTAAACGGCCATGGCCAACTACGTTTACAGCCAGCTTTCCGAAGACCTTTACCGCATCCCGAAGGCGCAGATCCTGGTCGGCGTTTGGGAGAACGGCGTCAAGCCGGATCGTCTTTTCAACCTCGGCGACTACGAGGACATCAACCTCGCCTATGAAGTCGAAGAGACCGAGATCGTCGGCAACGATTCCAAGGTTCAGACGGTCCGCAAGACCATCGTCACCAAGACCGGTGGTACGCTGACTTTCTCCGCGCGTCAGATTTCCGATATCGTCCGCGAGCTGATGTACATGTCTGAAAAGCGGACTGTCGCTCAGGATGCCAACGCTGCGTTCAGCAAGGCGTTCAAGAACCTCAAGGTCGGCGACATCATCGAGACCGACATCCTCAATCCGGCTGTTGCCACTCTCGGACAGGGCGTTGGCGAGGACGCTGTCGAGTTCGTCAAAGGCACCCACTTCCATGTGACCACGACTGGCCGCGTTGAAATCCTTGCTCTTCCGGTCGGCTACGTGCCGGCTACGGATGCTGATCTCGATGTTGCCGGTCCGGCTGCCGCTCTGTCTACGACTGAATACGGCATCCTGCGGGCGTCCTCGAAGACCCTTCGCATCGTGATCGAGCAGGTCAACGACAACGGCGACGACATCGTGATCCCTAAGATCCAGATCCGTCCGGACGGCGACCTGTCCCTCGGCGGCTCCGGTACGGACCCGGTGGCCGTGTCCTTCACTGGCAAGATCCAGGAGGACATCACCGAAGAGGACGGTCGTCGCCTCGGCTACGCCCGCGCCGTTCCAGTCGCCGCCTAATCCCCCTCGGGGCCCGGTTCCAGGATCGGGCCTCTGATCCTTTCGCAACCGGTCACGGAGAGAGACCATGAACACCAATACAATGCCCGACGCTTGGGATGACTTTTTCGAAGCCGCCGTCCCTGTCGGCCGCGACGCTGAATTCTTCGGCAAGACCCTGCATTTCAATCCAGTCGACTTGGACACGTTGTTCGTCATCGTGCCCCGCTTCCCTGAGGTCGAGACCCTGCTTTTCGACACCCTGAAGGGCAAGAAGCTGCCGGACAGCAAGGTGCTGTTCAACATGGCGACCACGCGCTGGCGGGCTGCCGTCTGCGCCCTGATCGCCGCCTCGCTGGGTAAGCTGGAGGATCTCGCTTTCCAGGAACGCCTGATGGCCGTCCCCAGCGCCACGCTGCTGTCGATGCTCAAGATCGTCCTCGAGCTCTCCATGCCGGCTGAATTCAAGGATTTTTTGAGCCGGTTCCAGACGGAGGCAGCGGAACCGGTGGCAACGGAAACTCCAGCAGCAGCCTAGCCGACCACCCCTTGGTTCATCTCGCAAAGATGGCTGAGGAGCTAAACGCGGACTGCTCCACCGAGAACGCCTTCAAAAACAGCCCCAAGCGGATTGTCTGGCGGATCGGATGTCTCCGGGAACGGCAGCGAAGGAAAATGGAGAACGAGCTGGCGATCGGTGCCCAAGCGGCGTCGGTCCCCAACATGAAAGAGAAGGACCAAAAATCCTTCTGGCAGAAGCTGGGATTTAAGAAGTGATCAGCACGATTGGTAGATTCCTGGCTTCGTTTGGCGTCACTGGCCTCCGTGCCGTGCTGCGTCAAATCCAGAATTTTGCCAAGGCTGTTGGTCGTGCGCTTCGCTCCATGGCCGTCCGCGCTCCCCTTGCTGGCTTGGTCGCCGGCGCCCGGGCGGCAACCATGGCTGTCAACGGCACTGTCGGCGCCGTCAGATCCCTTGCTTCCGCCCTCGGCACCATCACCGGCGTCTCCGGCCTGATCGGCATCGGCGGCATGATGGCCGGCGTCAAGGGCGCTGTTGATTCCGCAAATTCGTTTGTGGAGGTCAATCGCAGGCTGGCCCTGACGATGGACATGCCGATCGAGCAATTCCAGGCCTTTACGTCAACCGTCTCCGCCTTCGGCTTTGAGCTGGATGACGTGCGCCAGGCGATGACGCAGTTCTACGGCGTCGCCGGCGAAGCCAAGACCGGCACCGGTAGCTATTTCGAGATGTTCAAGCAAGCCGGGATCGACATGACTCTGGCCGAGAACAAAATGGCCTCGATGCCGGAGCTGCTGCAGAAGTTCGCAGTTCAGATCCAGAACATCCGGGGCAGCGACCGCACGTCTATCCTTGCTCAGATCTTCGGTGACGATGACGCAACGAAGGTCGGCCTCATGCTCGAGGCAATGGCCGACACGTCCGGATATGCGAAGGCGTACGGCGATACCATCAAGGATCTCAAGCGCTCGGGCGCTCTGATCACTGATGCAGACATCGCGCTTTCGAAGGCCTATCGCGGGCAGATCTCGCAGCTGGGCACGGCCTTCGAAGGCTTGAAAATGTCTATCTATCGGGCATTCGGGCCGACGTTTATCCGTTGGATGAAGGTCGCGACTGAGGGGATCATCAAGTATCGGCATCAGATCGTCCGGTACCTTGTCGGTGCCTATAACCGCTTCATCATCCTGCTGCGGGACGTGTTGAAGGTTTTCTTCAACCTCAACACTGCGTACGAAGTCCAGCACAAGTGGCTCTACAAGCTGCAGAGCGGCGTGAAGGAATTCATGGCTGTCATGGGGCAGCTGTGGCGGATCTTCAACGTCGTCGGCAAGCGGATTGCGGATGAGCTCGAGGGCGCTATCGGCGGCACGGATTTCGGTATCGGCAATGCCTTGTCGTCGGCTCTCGCTGGCATCAGCGACGCTGAGATCAACGCCTTCATCGACAAGCTCATTCTTGCTTTCAACCACGTAAAGCTGGTCGCCATGGACATGTGGGCGATCATCTCGGGACGGGGCTACAACGTCCAGACCGGCATCGGCCGCCAGATGCGTGGTGTGGTCGAGCACGTGATCGCCATGATCGCGTCCATGCGTGATGCCGTGCAGCCCGTTCTCGAGCAGCTGTACGGGCTCTTCGGCTTCGTCGGCCAAATCATGGCTTGGGTGCAGGGCGTCTACGGCCAGCTCGTGGAAGGCTTCAATTCGGGCAACATCGACCCGGCCGTGTCGGCGTGGACCAACATCGGCGCCGCCCTGAAGATCGCCGCTGACTGGATCACGGAATTCGCCCAGCAGCTTTACGGCGTCTTCGTTCTACAGCAGGACGCGACCGGCCGTTTTGCCTGGATCAATGACGTCATCAAGAGCTTCCAGGTTTTCTGGGGGCATGTGAAGACCGCGTGGGGCTGGTTCCAGGCCCTTTATCAGAAGGTCGACGAGTTCTTCACGGCCATGGGCTGGGATCTCGGCGGCACGCTGATGTTCCTCGGCTTGCTCAAGTTGACCGGCGTCCTTGACGGCATCTTCGGTGCCTTGGGTCTTGTGATGTCGGCGATCTCGATTGCGCTGCCGCTCGCCCTTGGGACGGCCGGCGCTGCGGTCACCACCTTTGTCGCGACTGTCGCCGGCTGGACAGCCGGGCTGATGGCGGCCTTCTGGGCTGGCAAGATGCTGGCCGATCTGCTGGATGGAACCTTTGTCGACCGCGCTGTCGGCTGGGTCACGGACAAGATGTACGGCGTGGAAGACGCCTTCGCTAAGGTCCGCGAGCAGGGCAATGCCATCGCCGACGCCGGCGGCACGCGCGCCTACGCCCAGACGATCCGATCCGCTGCGGCTCCGGTCCGGCCGGTCGCTGCTTATCCTGACGGCGGCTACGTCACTGCCGGCGGCGGCGCTCCTGCTCTGCACCCGGTGACGATCAACATCCCCGGCGGCAGGCAGATCCACGCGATGCAGACGCCGGACCAGCTCGACGAGGCGCGGTCTTACGTCACGCGCTCGGCGACAGGAGGCTACTGATGATCGGCGATACCGACCTTTATTTTGGCCCCGATATCGTCATCCCGCTGCGGGCCGGCTGCGGCTTCGAGGAGGACTGGCAGGAAGTCGGGGAAGTGACCTTCCGCGAGACCTTCGGCGGAGAGGCCCATGTCCTGCGCCCGGGTCACAAGACCAAGTATCACCTGACGATCACCGCCGGCAGCAATGCCGTCTGGCGCGTGCCGGCAATCGCGGACATTCCGCCGGGCAGCCTCATCACTGTCCACACTATCAAAGAATGGACGTCCAAAATCCCGGCTGGCACGAAGCAATGCATCCTGTCGCGGCCGCCGGTGCCGGGCTCGGTTTGGGTTTACGATCCTGCAAATCCGGACATCCGCTACCCCTTCACGCAAGACGAAGAGGATAGCCGGATCGTCAAGATCGCAGCCAATGCCACGAAGCATCTGGCCGTCGGGCACAAGCATATCATCACTGGCCTCCGCGGTCCCATGACCGGGCAGCAGAATTTCCTCAGCGGCCTGGGCACGTGGTCGCTTGAGCTCAGAGAATGGAAGGCGCCGGCATGATCTACGTCGCCTTCGTCCCTTCCCTGGATACGCCATTCAATCGGCTGCTGCACTGCGATCCGAACCTCGGCTACACGTTCGACTACGAGGTCGACGAAGGCGGATGGGCGGCAATCACGCTCGAGAAAAAGCAGACCGGTTGGGCCATCAATCTCGAAGGCTCTGACCGCTGCATCATCGTCTCCGAATCCGTCACCGGCGATCCTGCCGACGCGGTGGTCATCGCTCGTGCAAGGATTGAAACTCCGGTTGGCGACATCTTTGCGCCCACGCAGACGCTCTCTTTGGTGTGCGCTCCGGAAGACATCTCCGCTGTCGCGAATGCTGATGACGGCACCGAGGATGGGGCCATCATGGTGTTTGCTCGCACGCTCGTGAGCAAGCCGGAAACCTGCCTGCTACTCGACGACACGGACAAAGACGATCCGGCGACGTATCTGCTGGGCCGCTCTGCCGTCTACTACATCGATCCTGTGACCCACGAGGTCTCGCTGTCCGACATGATCACTGGCGACCGGATCATCAATATGTCGGCCGCTCATTTCCATGACGACCAAGGGTATCCCGAGGTGGAGCTCGTCGAGGGCCAGGGCCCGGTCGGGCGTGCTCGCGTCACGCTGCGTGCTGGATGGACGCAGCAAGCCAAGGGCCGCTGCGATATCGCTGCCCGCTTGGGCGACGTGTGGACGTATTCGCCGGATTTCATCACGGACGCCGACACCGACATGCCGAATGGCGTGGATCTCGACCTGGGTGCCGGCTGGAGCCTGGGCCCGAGCCGCGTCTACCACACCAGCTTCGACGGCCCGACCTTCTTCTCCGGCCGGGTCTTTGAGCAGGATTACGTCGACCAGGGCACGTATGCGCCCGATACAAGCCCGCAAACTTACTCGATGATCCACAAAGAGCAGATCAATCTCATCGGGCACGTCGTCCGCTTCCAGCATGTCTTCCTCGAGTACGAATACACGCAAGAGCGTGAGGAGCTGGTGCACGTCGTGGTCGACCTGCCAGTCCAGGGCGTGGCCGGCGCCGAGACGGAAATCGACGAAGGCGAAGTCTCGACGATCGATCTGCATGAGGAGCCGGGAGCCGAGGTCTATGACACCGGGGATTGGTACCAGGGCGATCATGTCGTCTATGGCGGCAAGCGCTATGAGTGCCTCGAAGACCACGTCTCGACGAGCTTCTGGCAGAAGCCCGATGATTTCCAGTGGCACTATCTGGGCCCCACGCCGGAAGGCTACAGCCACCACCCGTACTGGAAGCAGGTGCCGTCCCAGGCTGTCCTGCGCAACGGCGACTATGCCTTCGCCGACAAGGACGCCGGCCAGGAAGTCATCGGCCACCTTGTCGCCCGCCTGCGGAAAAAACTGCTGGAGCGTGCCAGGTCACTACACATCACGCTGACCTACCCGTGGCACCTGGCGCGTGACATCACGCTGCGGGACAGCGTCATGGTCACCGTGCCGTGGGTCGCCGACAACTCGACCCGCCTTGTCGTCGGCAAGGTCATCCGCCTGCAGAAGCACTGGGGCGAGGATGGCCAATGGATTGTCGTCAAGATCGCGGTCTCCTTGGCCCAAGGTGTCGACGGTGAGCCGGTTGGCGGCCTGCTGCAGGGCTACACTGCTGACGACTATTTCGCCGACGACTACACGGAAGCCTTGCCGGCGGACGCTTTCTCCGTGGCCGGCGACACCACTTTCATTGTCGACGCTGACAAAGTGAAGCGGCCGATCGATACCGGCTTCCTCCCCAGTCCGACATATTCCGTCCGTCGCGTGGTCAAGGAAAACCAGCAGCCCGAGCAGCACGCCGTTGCCGTCGCCGCCGCCTCACGCCGCAAGGATTGCCGCCGCGCCGTCCAAGAGAAGCCCACGCGGCTGAAGGTTTCGATGATCCCCTTGGTTTCAGAGAACCTGCTGTCGCGCCGGATCTTCGTCGCCGGGCAGGTCGTCAAGGCCACCCGCGGCATTGATCTGATCAACGGAGAAGACGCATGAGCCAGAAGACCATAGCCTTTCTTCGGCAGCAGATCCGCAAGGAACGCCAGCGCATCAAAGTGAAGCCGCGGCGCGGTCTCGCGACTATGGCCTATGACGGCAACCAGGTGCCGGCTGATGGCGCCGTGGGCCTGGGGTCACAGCCAGAGATCGGCAGCCAGATGCCTTTCCCTGCCCGCTACGAAATGATCGGCGGCCGGCAGGTCATGATTACAGGCGAGCCCCGGGCAATCGTCGACTGGCCGACGGACGACAACCCTTACGAAATGGCTGTGGTCGGCAAGCCCCGTCCGCGGCGCCAGGGCTACATTCCCATGTCTATTTTCCCAGTATTCCGTGGAGACGGTCGTTAAAATGGTCGACATCATCACCCGCGCCGGCAAGGGCGCCCCGCTCACCGCGGCCGAAATCGACGGCAATTTTTCAAACCTCAAGACCGACCTCGAGGCACTGCAGACGGCCGTCAACACTGGCGTCAAGACGATCTCCAACATCGCTCTCAACAACGACGGCGACGCTCTCATTTTCACGATGAGCGACGACACGCAGATCGGACCGCTGGCTATTCCCGTGCTGACGTATCGGGCCCGCGGTGACTGGTCCATGGGTGCCGCTTACATCATCCGCGACCGCGTTTACGTCGAAGGTGTTGGCTCTTTCGAATGCATTGAGCCGCACACTGCTGGGGCGGATTTCGAAGCTGACCGGTTTGCCGGCTATTGGCAGACGATCGCTGCCGATGGCGCCCCTGGCGAAGGCGGCGGCGGTGGTGGCGAGCCGGTCGAGATCCCGCCGCAGGTCGTGGTGGCGCCGTTCTCCATCACCGGCGGCGTCGGCTCGAAGTCGGCCTTGTTCTGCGTGCCGGTCGACTGCGTTCTCGACATGGATTCGCCGCCGATCGCTCGCGTGCTGACGGCTTCGGGATCGGGCAGCTGGTATGCGAGCCTCGAGATCCACCAGCTCGTCGTCGATGGGCTGATCGACAACATGCTGCTGCCGGCCTTTGCTTTCAGCTCGAGCGAGACGGGGAAAGAGTTGCCGCTGGTTGCATCGTACAATCTCAAGCGGGGCGACGTAATTCGCCTCGTCGTGACCGGCACAGTTGGCGCGGCCGCCGATTTTTCGGCGACCTTCGTGTTGCCGGTGGCTGTCGAAGAAGAAGCTTAAGCGGCAACGGCGGTGGCTTCGGCTGCCGCCTCTTCCTCTTCGCCACTGTAGACCCACGGATCATCGATGATCGACAAGGCTTGCCACTCGCCCAGCGACAGCCGGGCTTCGGCGTAGTCGTCCTGTCCGCAGCGGAAAGCCAGACCTCCGGACATTGGATCGGCGAGCTTATCCCATCCTGGGAATTCCCCGCGCCGCATCAACTCCTGCCAGCAGTGCTGGCGGAAGCCATCTTCTTCCAGCACGCGATCCTCGCGGGATCCGACGACCGCTTCCACTTTGCATTCTGGGCGGACATCGGCCGGCAACACCTGATGCTGGCAGGCATCGAGGGACACCGGCTTGCGGACGACCTTCACGGCGCGGGCCATCTTGCTGAGATAGCGGCCTGGCCATTCCAGGACGCCCGGCACGAGGGATACGACTTCCGATCCATTGGCATCGGTCGACACCACCCGGTGGTAGTTGCGGGTCACGCGCTCTGGCAGCTTGCCGATCCACCGCTGGACGGCCTCCGGCTTGCTTGCTTCGGGCATGTAATGCAGCATCAGCTCGGCATCGATGATGCCACCAGCCAGCCGCACGGCGTCCCAGAGAGCAGTGCCGCCCTTGAAATCATCCCATCCGCGGACGTCGTCGATAACCAGATCGTCGGGGACGGACTGGCTGAAAACGTAGGCGACTTTGGTTTCTTCGCTGTAGACGGCGCGGACGCGGCCGATGCCCTGTCTTGCTTTCTCTTCGCGCGCCTGCGACTGCACCCGGCGAGCCATTGGGCCCAGGTGTTCATGCATAGCGTACGTCGCGATCTTGCCGTCACGCATCAGCACATCACGGTCGACGATTGCCGGCATCAAGTCTTTGCCTTCGTCGTCCATGCCGGTGCCGAGGTAATCGATCCGTTCCTCCGGCTGCGGGTCACGATACGTGAGGGCCGCAACAATGGCGTCGACAACCCAGGTCGGCAGCTCTTGCCGTCCGATCTCGACAACGGCAACGTGGCGTTCCGCGAAATTCAGGCCGGCTTCGGCACCGATGTGCAAAAAGTCGGCATTGACCGGCGGCGCCCAACCCTTCGAGATTACCCGGCGGACTTTCAGCGGCATGTGGAACACGACGCGCCCGTTGGCATGCATGGCACAGATGCGAGCGATGCGCTGGCGGGTCTCATAGACGATCCTGGCGGCCTTGATCTTCACTTCCGCGTCGGCGTCGATGCCAGGCAAAAACGACTTCACGGACAGGCGGCGATCTACCACAGCCATCGTCCGCAGGTTCATGTCGGACGGCACTTCGTGGACGACGATCTCACGGCCCGAGAACACCTTGCCCAGGATCTTTTCGTCGGCGCTGGCGTCCAGCAGCATCGTCGGCACGCCGGTCCAATTGGCTTCTTCGAGCCAGCTGATGCACATGGACTTTGTGCCGTCTTCGTTAGCCAGCACCTGCAGGCGGTAGTCGTGGTCACCAGTCGCGGTGGGGATGATCGGGCCATTGGCGGCATCGCGTGCCAGCTCGTCGGCAATCAGAGCCTTGATGCGATCTTCCAGGATGCTCCAGAACCGGTGTTCCTTTTTGATACCCTCGCCCTGCGGCAGGGTCACGACTTCATTGAAACGCTCCTCGCTCATGTCCGGCGAGATGGCGGAGCCGGAGACAATCGCCGAGCCTGTGACCCGCTTAGCCGAGCGGACAAGATCAAGACCAGTCACCACCCGCTTTGGCGTCTTTTCTTCATATGCTCGCAGGGCTGCAGCGGGGCAGACCTTGTCCTTGATCGCCTGCAACACCACCGCGACCGCACCCTTGCGGTCGTCGTGGAGCTCGAGCGGATCCATACCGGCCGCCTTCTCGTCCTTAGTCAGCCGAGCGTCGGCACGCTGCTTGGTCAGGATCTCGAGATCAAAAGTGGCGTAGTGAACGAGGAGATCGAAGATGGATTCGTCGGCGATCACGCCGCGGGGATTCTTGAGCTCTTTCGGGATCGACAGCGACAGGAAGGATTTCGGCATGAATACGATGTGGCTGTCTGGGATATCCTTGCGCTGCTGGATGGCCGGGCAGGACGCATAAAATTCACACGTGATCTCTTCGGACCTCGGCTCTTCGCCTTCCTCAACTTCGGCCGGCCGGCTGATCTTGCACATGCCAGCCGTGCCGATACCTGCCTTCATCAGGGCCGAGACCTTGTCCGCCTTCTGGCAGCCGGCGGCGATTTTGCCCTTGTAGACCATCGTCCTGAGGCCGGCATTTTGGGCGCTGATACGCAGGCCAGCGATCACGCTGTCAGCTGCATCTTCCGGCACGAGACCACGCTCGGACGCTTGGATACGGAGATCGTCGTCGGAGAGGCTGCCGTCCAGATTGAGCAGCTCGGCACGCTCGCGGACTTCGGCGATGTTGGAATACGTCGGCAGCAGAAACACGAAGGGCCCTGGCTTTTCGCCTTCCTCGGGGTTGGTCTCCACATTGTCCCACGCCTTGGTACGGGGATCGGCAGCCAGGGTCGCGATGGCCTTGGTTGTCTTACCCGAGCCCGTCGGCGCCTTCAAAATATGCACCCGATTGTTCTGGCCGTAGACGTCATCCAACCAGGTGTTGACGCCCTTGACGACGGCGGCAGAGGTCTCTGCACCGATCTCGGAACGGTCGGTCTTCAGGCGGGCTTTTTCGATGTTTTCCGGCGTCGCGGTCTCGGAATACTGGACCTTCAGCCCGGACCGGTTGTTCTGCGGCAGATACGAGAAGGTGTCGTCCTGCTGCTCGATTTTGACGACCGTCTTTTCGATGACGCGGCCGGATTTCGTAACGTCGGCGCGGGGCTTGATGATGCCGGCAGCCAGCATCTCGGCGGCGCGGCTGACTTTGCCCCAGATTTCCGTCTTGAGATACGAATCCGTCCATTTGCCGTCGTGGCGGGCCTTCTGGCGGAACTGCTCGAATGCGAGGCTCCGCAGCTGGTCCTTACCGTCCTCGGTTTGCGACTTCGACGGATTGGATTTCACAGTCTCTTTTACGAGAGCCCATAAGAAGGCGTCGCGGCCGTCAACGACAATGCCGGAGGAATCCTCTGTCCAGTCCGCAAACTGGGAAGAAACCACGCGCGGGACGGAAACACCGTCCACGTCGACGGCTTCCCAGGATCCGTTGCCGCCGCCATACGAATTGCTGGCGAACTTGCCGATGCGGGCTTCCACAACATCAAGGAATTCGGCGAGCTGCTCAGGTGTGACCTCGGGAGCCAGCTCGGGGCCGGCCATCGTGGGCTGCTGACCGAGCCAGCCGAAGTATTTGCCGGTCTTGTGATGCAGTCCAAAAGCGGTGATTTGCTTGCCGGGACCGAGAATTTCAATAGCGTGGTGGGATGGCTCACCCTGGGCGTCGACAAAATGGTGCGACCTGTTGGCGGGCGCCATGCCTTCCGGATAGCGGTAGACAAGAGCGATTTTTGGCTCGCTGCCGACCCGGCGGAAAGGGGTTTCGCCAAGGATTTCAGCGGCGATTTCCTGCACCTGCACAGACATCCGCTCATCGCTGACGTCGACGTCCAGAGAGAACGTGTTTCCGGACACCGGGCCGAGGATAATGGCGGTGTTGGCGATCGGGGCCTGCTTGGTCCACCGCACAACCTCGTCGACCGGCGGGCGTTCCTTCTGAAACGGCCCCCACTTCAATGCACGACCGTCGATTTTGGACGGCATGCGGCGCTCGTCGCGCTCCTGCGGGACGACCATCCAGCCGTTGTTGAACATTGGCACGGCATGGACGCCGAAGTGGCGCTCGCCGGGTGAATACAGGTGCTCAACGCCTTCCGGCGGAGCTGTGACTTCTGAAGATGCGGAGTTCAGAGCAGCCAGAAACTGGGCTTGCTCCTCCGCCGACATGAATTCGGCCATTGTTGACGTAACCACACTGCTTTGTGGACGCCTCTCCGTGCGTCCTTAACGTGGATTGTGCTGCCAAAGCACGAACGCGGCAAGCACTTTTTGCAAGATTTCGAGATCGTTCGAAAGTCGAAGGATTAATAGTCCTAGCAACGCGGATTTTAAGTCCGCCGGTTCGGTGCTTTCTTGTCAACATTGAAAATTGACACAGCAGGGTTTCACTATTTTCGGAACTTCTCTTGCTGCAAGATTTAGCCCGTGCGCTTCCTCGGATTACAAAGTGAATCCTTGAGTGCTGCGGACCGATGCTTAGGACTTCTTCTCAGACTACTGTCAATAAGCGCTGGGCAGAACGCGCCGAAAAGGACGTTCTGGTCGACATTCTCGCGGATCACATCGTCAAATCTGGTCTGAAAACGCCTGATCTGAAGCGAATCCTTCCCACTATTTCCCCTTCTGAAGTCTCGAACCTGCGCCAGGGCGTCGCTTTTTCGATGTCCCTTGAACGTCTCGAAACCCTCGCCGCCGGCCTTGGCCTGATCCGCGATCGGATTGCTGCATGAGTTCGCAGTTCACGCATTCTAGATCTCTCGAAACCCGCAAGTCTGCGATCGTGCATGAGATCGCTTGTGAGATTTTTCGCCGGCGGCTCAATGACCGAGACCTCGTGCTGATCTTGCCGACATGTTCCCGCAAGGAACTGAGCTATCTCCGCAACCGGCATCACACCTATTTCTCCGAATCCCGGCTACTCGCTATCGCAGAGGCCCTGGGTCTGCGCGTCACCGTCAAGATTGAGCGGGTTGCAGCATGAGGATCCTCGCACTCGACATGGCCACGCGTTGCGGATGGGCCTTCAACAAAGATGACGGCACCATCTTTTCCGGCCGCAAGGACTTCTCCGAGGGCTGCCCCAAGGGGTCGATCACGGTCCGCCACCCGTTCCTCCTGGACGCCTGCTTTACGGAGCTGGACGGCCTGATGACGTGGGCCAAGCCCGAAGTCGTCATCATCGAAATGGACTTCGCTCGGGGCATCGGCGGCAAGCTGCTCGAGCGCTTCGCCGGCGTCGCTATGGCCCTGGCCCACAAGCACGGTGCAGCTGTCGTGTCGGTCATGCCGGGCACCTGGCGCAAGGAAATCTTCTGCACCGGAGGTCTGTCCACGGACGACGCCAAAGCGGCCGCAATCGCCCGTGCTGGCGTCGAAGACGACAACGAGGCCGAGGCCAAGTGCATCCTTGAATATGGCCTGCGGACTGTCCGCGAAGCCGCTCCCAAGACATCGAAGAAGAGGAAAGCGGCATGAACGACAACCAGCCCAAGTCCGCCACCCCTAAGTCGGTCGACGTCAACCTCAGCGCCGCCGTCGGCTTCTGGCTGTTCCTGGCCGTCCTGCTGGCGATCCCGACCGCCTTGGGTATCTGGCCCTGGCTCGTCGGCGCCTGCGTCGCTGTGGCTGCCGTGAACTACCTGAAGCGCTTCCAGAAGAAGGGAGCCAAGTGATGCACCTCGTTCCTGACGCCGGCAAGATTCTCAGACACGCGTGGTCCATCCGCCTGATCCTGGCAGCCGCGGTGCTGTCCGGGCTGGAAGTGGCGCTGGCGATTGCCGGCCCCTTCCTGCCTGTGCGCCCGGGTGTGTTTGCCGCCGTCTCGATGCTGGTGACCATGGGGGCTTTCGTGGCCCGCTTCGTCGCCCAGTCGACCGTCTCGGGAGGCGACAAGTGAACCTCCTCGATTTCATCCGCTCCCTGTTCTCCCGTCCCTCGAAGGTGGCCCCCGTGAAGACCCCGAAGACCAGCAAGGGCCTGATCGCCGGCACAGCCGCCGGGATGGCCATGACCGTAGCCCTCATCGGCGGATGGGAGGGGCTGTCGCTGACCGCCTATCCCGACATCGTCGGCGTCTGGACCATCTGCTACGGCGAGACCGACGGCGTCCGGAAGGGCGACAAGGCGACCAAGGCCGAGTGCGACAGCATGCTGGCCAAGCAAATCGCCGCTTATGAAGCCCGCCTCGACAAGTGCCTGACGGCGACTGTCCCGATGAAGACCAAGGCTGCCTTTGTCAGCTGGTCCTACAACGTCGGCACCGGCGCCGCCTGCAGCTCCACCTTGGTCAAGAAGGCCAATGCCGGTGACCTCCGCGGTGCCTGCAATGAGCTGCCGAAGTGGAACCGTGCCGGCGGCAAGGTCGTCCGCGGGCTCACTAACCGCCGGGAAGCGGAGCGTCAGCTTTGCCTCGAGGGTGTGCGGGAGGGCGTGTGATGAACGCTCTTCCCTTCTATCTCGGCTTGGCTGTGATCGTTCTGGGGCTGCTGGTCTGGAACCAGCACCTGGGCAACCGTGCCCTGCAGCTGGAGATCCAGACCGTCGAAGCCGAGCGTGACGCCCACCGCCGGGCCGTCGAAGCCATGACCGAGGACGCGAAGGCGACAGAGCGCCGAAACGGAGCCTCCACAGCTGGCAAGGAGCGGGTGAATTCGGTTCCCGTGGGTGAAGATGGCCCGATCGCAAAGACCCTTTCAGAGGCCCTTAAAACGGCTGATGAGATCGGGGGCTTAAAATGACGCGATCTCATTCCGCTACGGTGGCTGTTCTCGGAATGACATTCCTCCTGTCCGGTTGCGCGACCACTTCCGCTCCAGTCGTCCCCTCGCATCTTCTGGCCTGCGCTCCGCAGCCGAAGGCACCCACTGCCGGCACCCAGCGTGATGTCGGCATCTACGTCATCGACCTGGCTGCAGCCGGGGATGACTGCAGAAGCAAGCTTGGTTCCGTTCGCCGGATCCTGATTCCGGAGACTAAGTAGAATGGACTGGAACCAGCTCCCATGGTCCGCAATCATGACCGGCCTGGGCTTTGCCGTGGGCTTCATCGTCTGGCTCGTCCGGCTTGAAGCTAAGGCCGGCGCAAACAAGCGTGAGATCGAAATCGCCAATGAGAAGATCTCGCTGACCAACGCCCGTGTGTCCGTGACGGAAACATCCGTGACCGAGCTCCGGACGACGGCGATCACCCGGGCCGACCTCAAGGAAGTCGAGGAGCGAGTGACCAAGAGCGTCGAAGCCGTCGGCGTCCAGGTCTCAAACGAGATCGATCGACTGGTCACCGTCGTCACCACCCCGCAGCCGCCTGCGCCCCCGCGTACGCGTACCCGCACGAAGACGGGGGCCTGAGATGTCATCCGCGGACTGGAGCCACCTCTACCGCCGTCCGACCCGCGACGAGATCCTGCGGCTCCGGGAAAGCCATGGCTGGGAAGCCTGTCTCGAGCGGTGGGGATACCTCGGCGAGCGGACGCTGGCATCGATCAGCCGGGGTGAAAGCAACGCCCTGGGCAAGTTCTGGCGCAGGGAAAAGAAAGAGGCAGCGTGATGCAGGGTAAAGCTCTCGATCCCAATATCCTCGTCACCGCGGTCAAGGCGCTGCGCCAGGCCGAAAAGGCAGGTGGAAGTCAGAGGGATGCCTGCGACATTTGCAGTGAGATGCTGGGTCGACCGGTCAACTTCAATACGTATCGCCGCTGGTTGATGATGGCCCGGGACGCTGCGCCCGAGGTGACCCCACCGCCGTCCATTCCGGACGTAGAACGCAACCTCTGCGACTACACCCAGCTCCATGGCTGGTGGCGGGACCGCCCGCGCGACAAGGCAGAACTGGTTTACCGCGACGGTGAGCTCGTCGGTTCCCGCAACGTCATTGACCCCGGTATGATTTACCCGCCGGGTTGGGATGGCCCTCTGTTCCGCGACAAGCCCAAGACCAAGGCCCAGGCGCCTGATGGCGTCCAGCGCTTCCTGCTGACTTCCATTCAGGATCAGACACCGGCGATTGGCCCATTCATGGTCAATCTGCGGGCACTGGCAATCCACCTCAACGCCGACATGAAGATCGGCCAGTTCACCTACGCCAAGAATTGGCACATCAATCTCTTTGGCGGTGGCGTCCGCGACAAGCGCCGGCTAGAGGAGCGGGATACCGTCAGGGATTATCCGGCTGACCTCTCCCCATGGCTGACATGTGACCGCCATGAGTTGGCAGAGAACCTGTGGTTTGCCGCTGAGCCCAACATCCGACCGACTGCCCAGCATCCGATGTCGGCGATGCAGACCTACGGTAAGGGGCGCTCGGTGGTCTATCCGCACCCCAAGCAGGAGCTGGAGAGCGTTCCTCGCGACCCGCTGGCCCAGCCCGTATTTGTCGCCACCACCGGCTGCTGCAACCCACCCAACTACGTAAAGAAAAAGGAAGGCTACAAGGCCGCTTTCCACCACGTGGTCGGGGCCTTCCTGATCGAGATTGATGCCGACGGCTACATCTACAGCCACCACATCCATGCCGATGCCTTCGACGGCAGCTTCCAGGTTTATGACATCCGGGTCGACCGCGGCGTCGTCACTACCGGTCATGAGATCCCGGGCTGCACTTTCGGCGACGGCCATGTCGAGCACCTGGATCCAGGCGTGGGCGCCGCCACCTTTGGGATTGGCAAGGGCGATGACACCCCGATGATCGATGCCCTGAAGATCCGCGAGTGCTTCGTCCACGACGTCTTCGACTTCTACACCCGAAACCACCACAACCGGGCTGACCCGTTCCACCAGTTCAAGGTCTACCTGTCCGGGCGCTCCATTTCCGACGAGATTGCCAAGGTCGTCGATTTCCTGTCTGCCCTGCGGCGCCCGTGGATGCAGATCCATGCGGTGGAGAGCAACCACGATCTCGCCCTTTATCGGTGGCTCAAGGAGGCTGACTGGCGCAGCGATCCAATGAATGCCCGTCTCTACCACCAGCTCAATGACAAGGTGCTGGAGTGGCTGGAGCGGAACGAGAAGAAGTCCATCTTCGAGTATGCCGTCCGCAAGCACGACAACGACAATGTTCTCGATGCTGTACACTTCATCCCCGAGACCGGTCCCGACGCCAGCCATCTCGTCGAAGGTGTCCAGTGTGGCTGGCACGGTCACCTGGGCCCGGCCGGCAAGCCCGGCACCACCGCCGGTTTCCTGGGTCTGGCGCAGCGGATCTCCAAAGATCATGATCACACCCCAACCAAAAAGCAGGGCGTGACCTCTGGCGGTACCTGCCAGGTGCTGATGCCGGATTATGCCAAGGGGCCGACGAAATGGGCCCATGCACACACCCTCATTTACCCGGGCGGCCACACCAGCATCGTCTTCATCCACGCCGGGCGCTGGCGGGCGCTGGGCTGGAAGCGGCAGCCGCTAGAACTGGAGCAGGCAGCATGACAAGCAAGCTCCGCAACGAGGTCGTCTGGATACCCTGTGGCTGGCTGCCGATCTCCCTCGGGTTCTGCCCCAGCAAGAAGGCTTGGAAGACCCTGCACAAGAGCCTCGAACTGACCTGCGACGCTCCATATCCAAACACCGCCGGCGCCATGACGCGGTTCGAGACGGACAAGGGGCCACACCTGATTGTCACCCTTGACGATGAGACCGACACGTCTGCCGCCCCCTACGATGTCGTCGGCATGCTTGTGCATGAGGGCACCCATGTCTGGCAGCACATCAAGGACATCATCGGCGAGGATCAGCCGTCGAAAGAATTCGAGGCTTACTCCATGCAGCACATCGTCAGCGGTCTGCTGCGGGCTCATGAGATGACCCGAAAGGTGGCAGCATGACCGTCTGGACCGCCCAAGACCGCAGCCTCTCCGTCCGCCCCTCCCAGGTCGTCAGGACGGCATGGATTGATATCGACCAGGCCAAGCTCGGCAACCGCAGCCGGATGGCCGTAGGCGACGTCGAGGGCAGTTTCCGCAAGCTCCTGTGCCTCGGCGACAATGCCCCTTTTCCGAGCATCGTGGGGCACTGGGAAGCCGACCGGTTCGTCGTCTGCGACGGCCGGCATGAATTTATTGCCAGCTTGATGATGGGCCGCGAGCGCCTGTTTGTGGCGTGGCTCGAGGATGGAGAGACAGAATGAAGTTGTTCCGGAGAGATGACTATCAGTGGCACCGCGTGTTTGCCTGGCGCCCCGTCCGAGTGTCGCTGACCGAGGTCCGCTGGCTGGAGACGGTGGAGCGGCGCCGGGTGGAGCCGCCGTCAAACCTCGAATTTGAGTATCGGGCCATCCCTGATGAGGGCGTCATGGGTGTGTGTCTGTTGCAGGATCCTCCGGCGGTACGAGGCTGGATCAATGCCGGTCAGCCTATCACCGTCGAAGCGGGTGCCGGTTATCTGCCACCACCGCCCAAAAGGTGAGCTATGACCGACCGATTCAAAATCCTCGGCACCACCGAGACCATTCCCTGGTCTCTCATTGAGCCCCATCGCCGCCAAGCCGAGCGCAATCACTACCAGACGCTGGAGCGCCTGAACGAGCGTGGCGGCCTCAGCTACTGCGAACTGGTGGCCGTGCTCGAGGATCGCCCCTGGCGCAAGATGACCACCGACGAAGCTTGGTATGCCTTTAGCCGCCACATGCGGGACTGGCTGGCGGGAAGGAAAGCAGCATGAGAATGTTTCACCTGGCTGACCCGGCCATCACCGATGCCGTTCTCGCCCGGATCTCGAGCGTCCCGGTCAACCCGCGCCGGCTCGTCAGGGAGGCGTCCCGTGACCTGCAGGTTGAGCAGCTCGTCATCGAGGGCGCCATCAAGACTTTGATGAATCGTCGGCTGGTGATCAAGAACGCCGACTATGACCTGGTGCTGGCATGACTGACGTCGACGCCTACCTTGCCCGCGAGCCCTTGCCTGAGATCATGGAAAACCCCAAGACCGTAGCCGGATCCGTCAAGATCGATTTCTCGACCATTCCACCGCTGGCGCTGCTTTACCTGGCTGGCGCCCACGATAGCGGCGCCCTGAAGTATGATGCCCACAACTGGCGCGAGACGCCAATTCCCGCCCGCACGTATATAGCGGCCGCCCAGCGCCACATCATGCTGTGGGCGTCCGGCATTGAGACGGACTACGAAGTCGACGAGCGTGGTGAGCTGATACTCGATGAGGATGGCCAGCCGATCGGATCAGGCCTGCCTCACCTTGCGATGGCCATGGCCAATTTGAGTATCCTTATTGATGCCCAGGCCGCCGGCATGATGATCGACAACAGGTGCAAGACCCCTGGATTCGACGCTGCTCTGCGGCATGTCATGCAACTCAAAAAAGGGTGGCCACGGAAAGCCGCTTAGCCCCACTGCTTGCTTGCATGCGCTAGCGGCACCCCGAGCCCGTCCGTCGTCCAGCACCACGGACGGGCTCACACGTAGATCTTTGTCTCGCCATCCTCGCCCAGGGCTTCCTGGAAATGTCCGGGCGGCACCTCAATTTCGGGCTCCGGCTGTCCGAAGCTCGTAATGACAGCCTGGGCATCGGCGATAGCCTGCGCCCACATCGCGTCATACTCCGATTTCGGCATCACGACGTATTCGACGCCGTCAAGCTCCACCACCTGCATCCACGCCTCCCAGTTTTCGAGCGGACGCGATGATGCCAACGAGTCAATAAAGCCGGCTCAAAAATGCCGGTAAAAACTCCTCGGCATTTTACGCATGCTCGTCACACCGGGTCGTGAAATACCCGCCTTCCCGCAGCTTGCCCGGGCGCCCGCACTTCTCACACAGGTGCCCCGACAGGATCTCGGCCGCCTCGATGATGTCGGCGATCCCGTCATCCGGGCCGTCGACATACCATCTCAGCGTGGCATATTTCTCTTTGATCTGGCTGCTCTTGAACCCGGACGGCGGCCCGATTTCGGCAATCCAGCCCGACGCCGCAATCATGAGATCTGACCACCCGTGGTCGATTTCCATGTGACACAGGAACGGAAACGCCTCGATTGCCAATCCTTGCCACTTCGGCGGAATCGGTCGCACAGTCCTTGTGATCGGATACCAGCGCCGGCTGCGGACGGCCGTAATCCTTGCCGCCAGCTCAACGACAGCTGACCACTCGGGCCCCTCGCCGACTTGGTAAGCCACCCGGCCGGCTGGCACGCCGTCATATGTCGGCCGGAGCATCCCCGTTTTCATGTCGTACGACTGCCCCGTGACGCGGAATTGCGGCCACGGATCGTCGTGCACGGCGGAAACCAAGGATTGGAAATCCTCGATCAGGGGCGACCGGTTTTCGAGCCACGCTTCGAGCTTTTCCAAGTCAGTCATCATGCTCTCCCCAGATACGCGTCGCGGCCGTCGACCAGGATCCTGACGGCTTTCTCCAATTTCCTGATCGAGCCGCCAGGCCAAACCTTCTTGATGACCTCGATCTCGTCGCCCTCGAGATCTGGAAACCACCTGCGGTCGAGCGACCGCTCCTCCGCGATCTTGTCCAAGATCCCGCGGCTCAGCGTCCCGATGTGCTGCCATCCCGGCTCCGGCATCCGGATGACGTTGAAGCGGTCCAACAACGGCCGCGGAATGCCGGTCAAACTGTTGGCCGTGGCGATGTAGCTGACCATCGACAGATCCACGGGCACTTCGAGCGCCGGGTCACGGATAGCCTTCGCAGTGTGCGGCTCCAGCAGCGGCAGCAGGGCCTCAGCCGCGTTCCCGTTGTTCCGGCCTTCGCCGACTTTCTCCAGCTCGTCGAAGACCACGAGCGGATTTGCAATCCTTGTCCGCTTGATCAGCTGCAGGACCACGCTTTCGCGAGCCGAGTGCCACTGCGCCGACGTTCCCATGATCGAGGCATCGCTGGCTCCAGCCATCCCGTGGACTTCGACGGGCTGGCCGAGGATCTCGGCAATCGCCCGTGCCAACGTGGTCTTGCCCGTCCCCGCTTCACCGACGAGCAAAGTCGGACGGTACCGCACCGGATCGCCCGGCTGCAGGCTGCCGATGATACGCTGGAACACCCCGACCGCATGGGGCAGCCGCTGGCCCATGGCTTCCACGGTCGTGCCAAGGTCAGGCATTTCAATCCATGGCAGCGGGGCGCCGATCAGGCCCGTGTAACCGGCGAGGATCTCCTTACGGGCCCCGCTCTTGGTCGCCAGTGCAGCTTCTGCTGGCACGACAATCAGGCCGACAGGAGGCTTGATTTCGGGATCGATCTCCGCACGGTCTTCCCGAATGGCCTCCTCGAGCGCCGCCATTTTTTCGTGCAGGTCTTCTTCTGCAGTCGGCACGATGGCGTCCTCGGCCAGCTGCCGCCCGGCACGATCCAGCGCCTCGAGGTCGGCATACGTCATCCGCAGCACAGCACGGGCACGCGAGATCTCGTTAGCATTGCCGTTGAGAGCTTCGACGGAGCGCGCGACGGCCAAGCCAAACAAGATTTGCTGGGCGTCCGGGCGGCCATAGTCCGGCGACAGGATGGCCGTGGCCACGCGGGCGCGGGCGTCCGTGTCGCCGGCGGCAGCGAGGTAGACATCGATCCGCTCGACGTGGCCGTCGTCTTCCACTTCCAGCACATCCCGCAGGGCTTCGAGAGCCTGCCGGCTGCAGGTTGCCTTCGTGTGCTGGATGATGTCGGCATAGTCGGCGAGGCTGGGGTCGAGCTTCAGCTCATTGCACCAAATCCGGAGATCGGTTTTCCAGTCGCCAGTAGCAAAACCCAGGCCGAGATAGAGCTCAAAAAGCTGCGGCAGGCGGCCGTCCGCGATCTGGGCGGCGACGCGGCGGCGGTCCTGGACGGCTCGGATCTGCTGGGGGGTGGCGCGCGGGGGCGCATCGTCGTCGTGCGACATCATGGCATCCTCGAAATGATCGATTTGCCGGCGTCAGGGACGAGCGGCAGAGGGTGCTTAGAGCACGGACTTTTATTCCATGCAAGCCGAGCCGTTAAGGATTGTTAATCGACTATTACTCGATCTCGTGGCCCGTGATGCGGAGGTATTCCGCGGCGAGGTGGCTGCCTATTATCTCCGGATGGATGCCGGCACGCTCGGCCTTGTCGACGATCATCTTGAGATCGGCAGCCAGCGTCGACTTCTCCAGCAGATGCGCCTGGTCCTGAACGGCGTGCATGACGGTATCGGGGATCGTCATGTCGCCGGAATACCATTTTTGCACGACCCGGTGCGACTTGCCCGTGAGCCGCCCCACGCGCCGGGTCGTCAGGTGCGGGAGCACTGAGTGTAGTAGTGTCTGCCAAGCGTCCATGGAAAAGCCCCCAGAATCGTTCTGAGGGCTAGTTTTGGCGTATGTCGGGGAAAGTGTCACGGCGTCAGAACAGCTCAATCTGGCGATCGTCTGGGGGCGTCACAGGCTCCGGGCGTGGTCGGGAAGGCCTGGCACGCTTGACTACACGGAACACCGGCTCGGCTTCCTTAGCCAGGATCTCCGCCAGCAGCTTGTCGGCGGCGGCAATCGCGTGATCCAAGCCGTAGGTCTGTCCGATCAGGATGCGACGCCGGGCGCAGGCCATGCCATTCTCGATGACCTCGAAATCACCGCGGGCATTGCGGCAGATCCAGAGGCGGCCGTCGCCGGTCTCATATAGGATATCCGACTCCTTCATTCCGCACCTCCGAGCCGACCCAGCGGCAGCTCCGGCGCCTCCATCTTGATGACGCCCCACATCATGAAGCTGGACCGCGGATCGAAGGCGTCCGCTTCACGGGACACCGGGATCACGGCAGCCTCGGCGGCCGCCAGGGTGTCGTAGGGGCCCCGCATGCGGTAGTTGTTGCCGTAGCCGTCGTTGACGTTGACGTAGTAACCGGTCTTCATGCCGCTGCCCTCCCTGCACACCTGCCGCGTAGCCAATCCTTGTCGACAGGCACCAGCGCGAACTTGCCGGTTTTCTTGTCGAGCACGGACTGCTCGGCGATGGCGGCGAAATACCGCAACGGCTCGAGCCCGCCGGCATCAATGATGCCGAATGCGTCTCCGGCCGACAGTGACTTGAAACCGCTCTCCGAGATGAATGGACCACCGTCGACCGCCCGATAGCTGACTAGGGCCAACGTCGCGATGCCTCGGTATTCAACTTTCATCCGGATACCGGCCGCTTCGATCACACGCTCGAATTTCTGCCCGAAGAGCGGCACCTCGTCGTCCCTGGCGGCGAGCTGGCGGTGCAGTTCCTCGCCCAAGCTGAAGAGATACCGCTCCCGATCGCCGGTCGCCGCCGCCCGGAAATCCTCGATGGCGCCCCGCTGGGCGTCGAAGTCACCGTCGCGCACGCCAGCGTCGAAGGCCTCTATTGCCGCCCGGCCGGCGGCGACCTGTTCCGTCGTGAACTGATGCTGATGAAAGGCGAGCTTGGCCGCCATCTTCGTCAGCAGCTCCGCTGGTGATGTTTCCGCCCGGAAAAGACGGTCAGGCGAAGTCGTATCGAGGCATCCGTCGAAGCAGCTCTTGAGATGCGCCCACATGATGTCTTGGACCCGCTGGACTGTCATGTCGGCACCCAGCGCCTTGGCGACCTTCACGCCCAGCATCTTGAACTGCTTGACCTCCGCAGCGGTCATCTCGATGTAGCCATCGACGACCGGGCGCCACATGATGCCAGCGTCGAAGGCTTCGATTTCCGCCGACAAGGCGGCGGGCAGGTTTACGGTGTTGCTCATGATGCCTTCCCCAGCACTTCAAACCACGCGTCCGGCAGGCTGCCCCGTGCATGTGCGGGCGGGCAGCGGGTGACTCTGCCGGCAGCCACTGCCTCGGCGATCAGGCGGTCCATTTCGGCCCGGTCTGTCGGCTTGAGGGCCTTGGGCTTGCCCAGCGGGCCGAAGAGGCGGCTGGAGGGCTTGGGCTTGCGAGCCATAGGGCTGGAGTAGCGGACAACCGTCGATGGTGCCGCAGCGGGCGCCGGAGCCGGCTTGGGCGGGGGTGCGGGACGCCACGTGTACGCCGGGGCCTTCTCCGTGATCGGGTGCACGAAGATCTTGCGACGGAAAATCATGCCCGCCAGCGTGCCGTGCGGGACGCCATAGCGGTCGGCCATAGCACGGACAGACGGATGACCGGGCTGGCCCATGATCTCGCGGATCTCGGCGATCTGATCCTCGGTCAGGGGATTCGCATTGCTGCGGAGCGCCGACATCGGGTGCACGTAGACATCGGCCTCGGCCAGCGCGTTCCGGAGCACCCAGGCGCTCACACCCATCTTCCTGGCGTAGTCGGAAATGGATGCGTGCCCGGGCTGGCCGAGCACGTCGCGGATGGCTTCGATCTTGTCTTCCGGGACCAGGGAGACCGCCGACGAAGCGACGAAAATGTCGTGTTCGTCGATCAGGCGATTGAGCGTCATGTGCGTGATGCCGTGGTCTTCGGCAATTGCCAGCTTCGACAGGCGCCCCTCCGCGCCAAGTGCGACGCGGAGGCTGTTGATGAGTTCGGGGGAGTAGGTCTTGGCGGCCATTGTTACGCACCCCACTTCACGGAGCGCTGGGACACGTATTCGGTCCATGCCTGCAGCACCGTCTTGCAGAGCTCGGCGTCAGTGTCGTCGCGGTGCTTGTCGGCGGTGAAGTAGTCGTCGTCGAGGCGGCAGCCGGCGATCTCATTGAGATAGTGCTTGCGCTGGGCAGCCGTCAGCGGGCGCGAGGCTTTGCCGTCGACATGGATGCGTGCCACGGCTTCCGCCCACGTGCACGGGCAGAAGCCATCATGGGCGTGGATGTAGCACGTGCAGCCGCCGGCTTCCTTGGCCGTCGTCTTGAACAAGTCGCGATCGATGGTCTTCCAGGCCGGCTCGGGCTCGGCATCATAGAGAGCTTCCAGCGCCCAGACGGTGTCGCCGTAGTAGCCCTTAGCCGTGGTGTGAGCCTTGTGATCGGCCGTCAAGGCAATGCCCACGGTGCCCTCGAGATCGTCGTGATCGACGACGATCACAGCCTTGACGACATCGACGCCATTGATCGTGGGCAGGCGTCCGACCGGGTTGGGAAACAACATCATCTCTTTCATTTCAATCGCCCCTCCGTTGGGCATTCCCCGGCCCACCTGGGCAACGAGGATTGCATCAAGGATAAGACACTTTTTGCGATCCGCAATACCCTTTGACTTAAAATCCGCTTCAAGGGGTAAAAATCTTTCGGATCGGAAGCTAAGTCGAGTTAGCTTCCAACCCATTTAAAATCCGCTTTTTCTTTCGATAGGGCTATTGACGCAGGCGGCATATGAAGCAATATTAGCTTCAACGGCTTCGGCGCATGGTGTGCCAGGCCGCAGGAGAGACAGAGATGACGACATACACTCAGGCCAAAGACGCCGCGACGCTGGCCCTGGCGACTTACCTGGCCAAGGGCCACGAGGCTGAGCTCCTGGAGACGGCCACCTATTTCACGCTGACCGTCGACGGCGCCGAGCTCGATCGCAGCTACCCGTTCACGATCACGGCTGACGAAATCGCGGCCCTCGAAGCCCAGCGCGACGACATGCACCGCCGCATCGTCGAGCTGCGCACCCGCGAGGACGCTTTGTGGACTGGCGCCCGCGAGCTGGATGACAGCGACCCGAAGCAGGCGGAGATGGGCCGCGAGTGGGGGCAGGTCCGCATTGATCTCGCCCGCGCAGAGAAGTGCCACGCAGAGGCCGTCCGCACCATCGACAACCAGCGCTTCGCCGCCCTGCGCTAG